CCAAGGCGGATGACGAGCCCGAGCGGATGTTGCGCTCGGACCGGTCGCTGCGCGGCACGGGCAGCGCGGGGTGGGCGTGGCGTAGGGCTGCAGCGAGTTCGGCGGCGCTCGGCGTGGCGCCGTGCCGCTGGACGTGGCCGCGCCACAGCGGCAGCGCGAGCTCGGCCCAGTCGGCGGCAGAGCGTCGCCCGGAGGCGGCAGCGAACGCGAGCACGTTGCCGCCCTCGTTGCCGGGCTGGGGCGGCAGCGAACCGGCAACGGGGGGCGGCAATGCCGGGCGCTCACTGCCGCCCGTTGCCGCCCTCACTGCCGGTTCGCTGCCGCCCCCCGTTGCCGCTGCCGGGGCGGCACTGAGCGCCCGCTGCCGCCCGGCAACGGGCTTCACTTCCGGGGGCGGCAACGGGGCCGCTGCCGCAAGGGCGAGCCGCCCCTGAAGGTGCAGCAGCCGCTCGACGATCAGCGGCGGCCACGCGGAGATCGCCGTCAGCACCACATCGCCGGTACCCCACGACCCGAGGACCAGCGCGTGGTAGACCGCGTTCGCGATCACGGACATGCCCAGGCCGCCGCGGGCGTTCCACATCGCCGTCGCGCGGCCGGGGTGCTCGGCGGGCAGCAGCAGGGAGGTCATGGTGGCGGTGGCGGCGTACACGTCGATGGCGGTCGGCAGCAGCCAGCCGGGGGTGATTCCGAGCCGGGCGGCGAGGCGCACGAGGGTCTCGAAGCTGATCGCGGCGGCGGCCAGCAGGGCGACGGCGCCCCCGATGCCGACGGTCCAGCGGGCAGCGGGCGGCGTGGGGACACTCGCGGCGGTTTTGTTTCGGCTGGCCATTCTCGGCGTTCTCCGTATTCGATTGTCAGGCCACGGCGGAAATCCGCAGCGGGGATTTCGTGAGCAGCGAGAGGACTGCGGTACAAATCGCGAACGTGACCGCGATCCCTGTGATTCCGCCGACGCTGATCGGTGAGGCCCACAGCAGCAGCACGCCGAGCGCGACGGCCCAGCGGCCCGCAGTCGCGATGTGCCGGGCGTGCTCGAGGTCGGCCCGCGTCGGCGCGGTGGTGGCGACGAGGCAGAACCCGGCCGTGCCGAACCCGGCGAGCATGGTGCCCGCAGTGAGGAGTACGGCGATCAGGTACGGCACGGTCGGCTCACACAGCCAGGTCGTTGAGCTCGACGGCGAAGAAGACCACGGACGCGTGCGTGTCGGGCCACCCGCCGGACTTGGCCAGGGACTGCTTGGCGTAGGCCAGGACGTCCGCGCGGGTGGTGTCCCGGTCGACGTCGAGGACGCCCTCCGCGTGGGATAGGGAGAAGCCGCCCCGGGGGTTGGGGCGCTGCATGGTCAGGATGTAGTGGTAAGCGGCCATCGTGCGCTCCTCGGGTCCATCGGGCTGGAAGGCCGCCCGCGCCCCGGTGGAGGGGGCGCAGGACGCGGGCGGCGTCTCGGGCGGTCCGCCCGCGTGAGTCCCCTCGGCGCGGGCGGACCAGGTCGGCGCCTTCCGCGTGTGCGGCGCGTCGGGTACCGTAAAGGCACTGTAGTGCGTGGCACTACACCTTGGCCACCCTTACACTTCAGCGCGTGACAGGTGGGGAGATCGACCGCATGGTGGACGACGTGCGATCGATCAGCGACCCCGCCGAACGGGCCAAGCGCGCCCAGGAACTCCAACGCGAGGCGATCGAGGCACGCAAGGCCCTCGCGGCCATCCGGACCGAGGCCGTGCGGGAGTTGCGCGCCGATGGTTGGTCGCACGCCCGGATTGGCGAGCTGCTCGGCGTCCACCGCAACCGCGCGCAGGGCATCGCCGAGGGCCGAGGCCAGGGCAACGGGATGGAACCGGAGTCAGCCGGGCAGTAGCCGGGCCTACTCGAACCCGGGCGGCACCGCGTCCTCCACGACCCCGTGCCGCGCGAACACCTCATCCAGCCGCCCGGGCGCCACCAGCACGACGTGCTCGCCATCACGCAGCGGTCCCACGATCCCGGTCCCCTCCAGGGCGAGCAGCAGCCGCTCCGTCGCCTCCGCGTCCGTACCCAGCCTGCGCTGGAGCATCGCGGCGGACACGGCCCGGCTCAAGACCGCCATCCGTGCCGCGGCCACGAACAAGCGCTGCGAGACCTCCACGCCACGCGCGTCCTCCGGCACCGGCCGGGGGGGCCTCGGCAACGCGCCGAACCTCGTCTGCTGCGGCGCGAGAGGTCGGCGCTGAACCGGTGCCGCAGTCCTGCGCGGCACCACCGGCGCCGGTGGCTGCCGCCCGGCCTGGCGAGCACGCGCAGCCCTTAGCCGCTCGGCCCGATCCAGGCTCCACACCAGGCGCGCGATCACCGCCACCAGCGCGATGACCGCCGAGAGCGCAGCGCCTCCCGATCCACCCACACTCATCCCTCCGCGCGCACACCGTAGCGTGAGCAGTGCCGCCTGTCACGACCGGCCGCGTCCGGGCGCGCGAAAAGCCCCCGCCTCGGGGGGAGAAGGCGGGGGCTTCGTGCGGGGGGAGCTTTCAGCGTAGCGCGCGACGGTGACCCAGGGAGCGCAACCACAGCGCGGTGCGGTAGGCGAACACCGGCAGGTCGTAGACGGGCGGCGGCGAGAACCGGGCGCGCAGCCGGCCGAGCGCCAGCGCTGCGAGGAGGAGCACCTCGGCGGGGATCAGCACCGGCCACAGGCCGGCCAGGGCCCCGGCCAGCGCCGAGACGGCGCCGATGGCGAGTAGGCGCCGAGACATCCCGCCTCCCGATCGTCCGAAACAGAGCCAAACGATATCAATCGTCTCACTGTAGCTCGAGCTCGAGCCCCAGTCCGGGAAACGGCGGCGCGCCGGGAATGACGAGCGACGCGCGCAGGACCGACGACGCAGACGGACGCAGCGGCACCACTACTGCGGCCGAAACCACGGCGCCGCCGGGAGAGGGTGCCGGCGATGAGGGCGTCGGCGTCGGGCTGGCACCCGGCGCGGCCGGAGCCGATCCGGGCGCCTGCGGCACCGGCGTCACCCCGGAGCCACGCCCGGGGCCGGTCCCGACCGTCCCGGCCACCGGTGCCGTACGCGCCGAAGCGGATGCCGCTGGCGTGGGGGCACTGCTGAGCACCGGCCGCGGAGCCGCCTGCCCTGGCGAGTGGCCGCCGTGGTGTGCGGCCTGGAACACCGCGAGGGCCAGCGCCCCCGCGCCGAGCGCCGACCACGCCGCGCCGTAGCCCGGCGGATGGCGCCTCACCTGCCCGCAACGGCCTGGAACCACGCGGTGACCAGCACCGCCGCCACCGCCGCCCATGCCGCTAGCTGCTGCCATGACCACCGCCGGTCCTCGCGGGCCTCGTCGTCGTCCTCGCCGTGCTGCCGCTGGTGCGCCTCACGCCACCGCTCGAGCGCGTCGAGACGCCGGTCCGAGGCGCGGGTGTACTGGTCGAACTCGCGCTGTCCGACTGGGTCGTTGCCACCCACCCCACCCCTCCCGCTTCCGTGTCGCTCGAGCGCTGCCGGTCGCCGTCAGTCGACGAACGTGCCGCTGAAGCCGGTCGGCGCGGCGGGCAGCTTGATCCCGGCTGCGATGGCCGCGCCGAGCGCCTGCACCTGCGCGTCGGTCAGGGAGACCGCGGCCTTGGCCGCAGCGCTCACCAGGCTCGCGTAGTAGGCAGGCGAGACCGGCTGCGCCGGACCGTACTTGGCCTGGTAGCCGGGCCCGTTCCAGGTGGCACCGTCCACGTGGACGACACCGACCGGGTAGACGGCGAAGATGCCGCTCCCCGTGTTGCCCGCCGCGCCGGTCGGGTCGGGGGTGACAGAGATGATCTCAGGCATGTCGTCCTCCAGGGACGTCGGAGCGGGGTTCAGGATCGCCGCGGCGCGGTCCACGATCGCCTGGCGCTGCGCCAGGATCGGGGCGCCCGGACAATCGGGGTGGTTGCCGCCGGCGACGCCGAGCAGACCGTGCCCGATCACCCCGGCGCCGTTCGGGTCGTCGGTGACTTGCAGCTTGGTGCCGTGGGTTGTGTGACACCAGGCGAGCAGCTGTGCGTCGCGCTCGAGCTGCGCGGGGGTGAGGCTGTCGCCGCTGTTGCCCTCGTGCTCGACGCTGATCGCGACGTTGTTGTAGGCGGCCTCGGCCCAGGCGCGGTCGTCGGTGTCGACGAACTGGTCCATCGGCGCGGCCGCAGACTTCGGGTTACCGAAGTGGGAGGAGACCTGTGCGGCCGGGTTGTGCTGCCACGCGTCCGTCCCGGCTTCGGTGCCCTCTTCGATGTGCAGCACGAACAGCCGGTGGGAGACCATGCCGCCCGACGCCATGTTCGGGACCGGTCCGCGCCAGGTCGCGCCGGGGTATCGGCTCACGGGCTCTCTCCGCTCTCAGGTGGCGGCGCGGCCAACGCCCTGTCGACGTGCGCCTTGATGGCCTCGTGGTGCCGGTCCAGCCGCCTGAGCACGACGCCCGCCGCAGCTGCGAACGCGGGGCCGGCCAGTACCCAGGACGCCTGGATGTTCGGCCACACCTGCGACCAGTTGGCGAGTGTCAGCCCGACCGACGCGGCCGTGTTGGCGGCCACCAGTAGCAGCCGCAGCCACCGGGGCAGCGACGCGAGCGCCTTCACTGCGCCGCGTCCTTCGCGGGAACGAACTCCGCGGCCGGGGGCTGTCCCGCGCGGTGCCAGCGCAGCGTCTCCCACAGCGCGGAGGGCAGCACGTGCACACCGAACTGGGTGCGGTGGTGGTGCACACACAGCACCTCCAGGTTGCCGGGCGACTCGATCCACTTCTGGAACGCCTCGTCGTCCTCGAAGTGCAGCCCGAGCGCATGCTCGATCCGCTCCGGATCCACGCCGCCGACCTGGGAGAACTCCACGTGCGAGTGGTGCAGCTCGAGCTGGCCGCCGCACAGGTCGTCGGCCATCGCGCACTTCCACAGCCCGAGCGCCTTGATCTGGCGCTTCGCGGCCTCGAACAGGTGGTAGTGCGGGTCGCTCTCGCGCGGGGCGTGCTCGGGCACGTGCTCGAGGATGTGCAGTGTCAGGGGCTGATCGTGTGCCGCGGTCACGTGAAGCTCGGCGGGTCGGCCGTGTCGTTCGTGTCGTAGTTCGTGGTCACGGCCCGGGACTTGAGGACCTGGATGTTGGCGCTGAGAACCGGCGGGAACGCGGCGGCCAGCGCGTCCTTGAGCGCGAACGCCTCGGCGTCGCCGAAGCCGGGACGCTGCGTGATCCGGAAATCGAACGAGCCCTGCACGTCGGGGTCGCTGTAGCCGCCCGCGAACTCGTACAGGGAGAGGTCCTGTGTGCTGCTCATGGCCCTGTCCTTGTCTATTTGGCATAGAAGGCGAAGTTGAGGTAGTTGTTGTCGCCGGTGTCGGCGAGCGTCGTGAAGCCCGCGTTGTTGAGGCGCACGGCGATCTGGTCGCCTGCGGCGACACGCAGCATCCCGGTCATCTGTACGCCGGTGGCCGCGGTGGTCGCGGAGGCGTTCGCGGAGACCATCGCCGACACGCCGGTCTTCATCGCGATGATCGTGGGCAGGGCGGCGGGTGCGGTGTTCCACTTGAACTGGATGTTCACCAGGTACAGGCCAGGGCAGCCGGCGGGGACGGTGTACCAGTGGTTCGTGGCGTCCCAGCCGCCGTAGTTGTCCTCGATCGACGGGTACGCGATGTTGGTGCCGGTCCCCAGTGTCGTGCCTGCGGTGATGCTGCCCTTGAAGTGGGGCGGGTCGAGCAGGAAGTTCGCCCAGTCGCGCACCGAGTTCAGGTACGCCCCGGTCTGGATCTCGCTGGGGCTGAAAGTTCTCGGCGTCGGCACGACTCCGGACACGCGCGTCCCCCTTCGGTCAGTAGGCCAGGCGCGTGGTCGGGGACAGCGCGCTCGGGGTGCTGATCCCGGCGGGCAGCGGGTCGCACACGGTGTCCCCGGCCGCGTGGGTGTGCGCGAGGTTCGCGGTCAGGGTGATCAGGCAGCTGGTGTAGCCCGGGACGGTGGCCGCAACCGTCTTGATCACGGCGGTCTCGGCGTTGGCCGTGCCCGGCGAGAGCGAGATCGTGTCGCCCTGGTTCCAGGTCGAGCCGAGCGGGTTGGTCGCCACGTCCTGGAGCGGGCCGACCGTGACCGTGTTCGTGCCCGAGCCGCCGCCGGAGATCACGGTCGTGGACGCGGCGCCGAGCAGGGAGGACGCGTCCCACGTGGTCGGGTCGGTGTAGCCCGCGGGGAGCACCTCGCACACGACCGAGTTCGCGGGGTGCGTGAACGCGAAGTTGCCGGTGAAGGTGAGCACGGCGGTCGTATAGCCCAGGCTCGTGGCCGGGATCCCGGTCGGCGCGAGCGTCAGGGTTTCGTCGCGGGCCGTGCCCGGTTCGAAGCGCAGCTGATAGCCGCGCGGCAGGCTGCTGGCCAGGGCGTTGACGGCGGCGTCCGGCAGAGCGTTGATCGTCGCCTGCGCCTGTCCGCTGGCGGCCTGCGCCGAAAGGGTGGTGTGCAGCGCGCCGAGCACCCAGTAGTTCGCCAGGTCGGCCGGGGCCGCGTCCACGGTCAGGAACACGTCCCCGGACGGGTCGAAGGACCACGCGGTGCGCGTGACGAACCCGTCGAACTGGATCGCGGTCGAGCGCCACGGCGGGCGCTTCATGACGCGGATGCGCACGCCCTTCTCGAGCTGCGCGCACACCGCGAACAGGCCCGGGATCGCGCTCGCGTGCAGCTTCAGGCCCGTGCAGCGCATCTGCGGAGTCTTGGACTGCCCCAGCTGGTACTGCGAGGCGGCCTGCACCTCGGCGAAGCTGGTCGAGTTGACCGTGCGCCCGGGGAAGGTGCGCGGGAAGTTCGCCTGCTGCGACGCGAGATCCTGGCTGGTGGCGACCTGCCCGGTCGAGTACTGCGTGATCGGGACGATGTTGTAGGTGACGATCGGGTCGGTGGGCAGCAGCCCGTCCTCGTAGGGCCACTCGCCGTTGGCCTGCTTCTCGCCGAAGATGAACACCGGCGCGGAGTTGTACAGCGCGCCCCGGCTGCGGAAGGTCAGCACGCCGCTGTTGCTGGCGTACCCGTCGCCGTTCTCGGTGGCGACGATCGCGTTCAGGCCGTTCAGAGCGCTCTGCCCGGCCAGGTCGGTCGCCGGTCCCATGGACGTGGTCAGGCCGGTGTCGATCGCGGTCGGGCCGGTCCAGCCGACCCAGGTGAACAGGCGGGCTGCCCGCGCTCCGGACGACTCGCCGGAGCTGGCCGAGCGGAAACTGTTGTACAGGTTCGTGATCTGCGCGGCGGTCAGCACCGTCGGGAACTCAGCGGCCACGGCGATGTCGCCGACCACGCCGCCCTTGTACTGGGTTACCCCGGTCTGCACGGAAGCGCCGATGTCGTCGGTGACGACCCCCGACAGGGGCAGCGTGACGGATCCAGTGCCCACTTGCGCGCCGTCCACGTAGAACGCGATGTTGCCGGAGCCGCCACAGGTGATCGCGAACTGGTGCCAGTTGCCGTCGCACAGGTTCGCGCTACCCGCATAGCTGGCCGAACCGCCGGTTGCCCCAGAAACGAACAGGAAAGCGGCCCCGGTCGGGGGCGATGCCCCGATCTGGAACTGGACCTCAGAGAGATTGGAGCCGTACGAGGGCGGGATCGCGTTCCACAGGATGTATGCCGACGTGGAGTTCGGGGCGGTGGCGGAGCGGAAGTGGATGATCCGCGTCCAGTTGCCGTTCGCGGGCGGCCCCGGGGACACCGTGGTTTTGTGGATCGAGACGAAGGTCTCCGGGAACTGGAGCGACCCGGTCTCGGAAGGATTGTTGTTGAACGTCGCCACCGGCCCGGCACTGCCCTGCATCAGCCCGGACGGCGAGGTAGCCGTCACCGAGTTGCCGAAGACCAGCGACCCGGCCCCGAACGGCGAGTTCTCCACCGGCGCGGCAATTCGGTTGCCCGTCAGGTCCGCGCACGACGTCGAGCCGACCGGGTCGTTCAGCGCATACAAGAAGGTCGGCGAGAGCGCCAGGAACTCCTCGATCAGCGGGCCCTGCACCTGGTACTGGGCCAGCCCCGCGAGCGCGTCCACGCCGACCGCGTCGGTCTCGCCCCACGTCCCGGACAGCCGCCACGCCTGCGGAAGCTGCTCGAAGAACCCCCAGAAAGCGTAGAACGTCGGCCCCGGATCCCCCCACGGCGACGCGGACCCGGCCTGCTCCATCTGCCAGCCGGTCGCGTAGATCGTGTTCGACGCCGTCGTGGACGCGGGGGAGGAGATCTGGATGCGCGCCCGGCCCCACACCGCGCCCGCAGGTGCCGCCGCCGACACGGACGCGCGGATCCACGAGCCGACCGCCACCGTCACCGCGCTGCCCGTCGAGGCCGACAGGACCGTCCCGGCCGCGTTGAACCAGCGGATCGACACCGTCACCTGCACCGTCGCGTCCGCCGACGACGTGCGCATCAGGTAGGCCGAGGCCGTGTACGTCTGGGTCGCCGTGACCTGCACGCAGTCCGCGACCGGCCCGTTCGCAGCCGGGGAGCCCGTGCCGACTACACCGCAGTACAGCGGGCTGGACGAGGTCGTACCCGACGGCGTCGTCCACGCCGCCGCCGTGGTCGCACCGTTCGGCGCCGCCGTCAGGTTGTTCGCCTGCGCGACGGAACCGGCGATCGGGGTGAACCAGTTCGCCGCCGAGTCCTTGACCGGGTCAATCGACGCCAGGCCCGTGGCGATCGCGCGCGGCAGCAGGTTCGCGCCGAGCGTACCCGGGGCCTGCCAGGGGGTTGGGGTCGCGGAGTTCTCCCACTGGAGCCCGTCGATCTGCCAGGTGGTGTTCGCGCCCAGCGTGCCGGACGCGATCTGTAGGCGCAGCGTCGCCGAGTACGCGCCCACCGGCGCCGTGCCCGACGCCGCGAGTTGCACCCACGTGGACGAGCCGGACGTGAGCGCGGACGCCGTTCCCGCCACGGTCGAGCCGATCTGCGTACCCGTCAGGTCGTACCAGAGGATCGCGGCCTGCGTGGACGCAGAGGACCCGGACGGGATGCGCGCCTGCGCCTGGAAGCTGTAGACGCGCGTGGGTACCACGGGCACCGAGAGCACCCGGATCGGCACCGCGCCCACGCTCGAGCCGGACGCAAGCGTCGCCTGGTAGACCTGGCCGCCCTGGAACGCCGAGCCGGACGCGGCGATCGAGAAGGCCGGGTAGGCGGCGTCGCTGGCCACGTTCGACTGCGCCGGGACCTGGCCGAGGAACCCCGACTGCTCCCCGGCCGTGGCCTGATCCGGGGTCAGCTGGTTCACGCCGAACGGCATGCGGATGCGGCAGCCCTTGTACGGGGCCACGTTCGGGGCGTACTGGCCCGCCGCATTGCCCGGGTCCAGCGAGCCGTCGCGGTTGTCCAGCGCCGGATGCCACTCCCCGGCCTCGTTCAACCCCGACTCGTAGAGCACGCCGTGGGTGGTGCCCCACGGCCCCAGCGCACGGTTGGTGATGTTCGTCCACAGCGGCGGCGGGAACGCCTGCAACGGACCCGAGTTCCAGTTCGCCTCGTAGACGACGTCCGCCGGGAACGTCGCGATCCTGCCCGTGGCCACGGCGCCCCCTTGCCGGTCGGCCGCGAGCGCGGGTCAGTTGAAGCCGGTGCGCGAGTTGCGTGTCTTGTACTGAAGCGCCGAGGAGCGCGACTGCGGCGTGACCAGCCGCCCGACCTTCTGGCCGTCGAGGTACACGTCGCCGACCACCACGACGGGGGCGCCGGCCGAGCCTGCGGACCCCCCACCGACGCCCGTGGCCGCGCCGACGGGCTGGAGCATGTCCATCGGCGTGATGAACCCGTCCGCGCCGGGCACGAACACTTCCGGCTCCAGGTTCTCCCCGACCCAGTACGGGGTGCCCGCCGACACCGGCCCGCCCCCGGCCCGGGCGGCGATGTTGCGCCCGCTCACGTGCGGCGTGATCGGGGTGTTGTTGATGTCGTTGATCTCGCTGTTGATGAACGAGTGCAGTTGGTCCATCGCGATCTCGGCCGGGCTCTTGTTCAGGTGGATCGTGATGTTCTTGACGTCCGGCACGCCGAACAGCTCGAGGTTCAGCTCGCGAACCTGCTCCTTGGTCAGCCCGGCCTGCGCCGCCGACTTGTCCAGCTGCGTCGCCATCGTCTGAAGCGTGCGGTCGGCTTGGTCCGCGCTGCCGCTGGTCTGATAGATCTTCTCGGCGGCGTTCTCGGCCGCGGTGGCCACCGAGTTGAACGCCTCGAAGTTCTTCGCCCCGGCGTCGGTCATCAGGTTCACGGCGTCCTTGCCGCTGGTGATGTTCCCCTTCAGGCCATCCAGGCCGATCGTGAACGCGGCCTGCGCGTTGGAGGCCTGCCCGTACTGCCCGTAGAGGGCGTTGACCGCGCTGGTGTAGGCGCTGGTGGCCGCGCTCGCCTCCTGGTAGTCGACGGTCGCGTTCAGCGCGGCCTGCGAGAGCTGGGCCTGCGGCGGCAGCGAGTCGTTGAGGGCTTGGGCGTTGATCCCGGCCGTCACCGCGTTGTGCGCGAGCGCGATGACCTGGTCGTTGACCGCGTTCGTGTACGCCTGCGTGCCCGGGGTCAGCGTCATCAGGTACGCGCCCATGGCCTGCGCGGACACGTCCGCGCTCTGCGCCTGCTGCTGTAGCGAGAGCACCCCGGCCCGCACCTGCACCGCGAACACGTCGGCGGCCTTCTCCGCGTTGAGCGTGGCCTCCGTCAGCTCGTTCTGCTGGGCCACCGCATTGACGACGTCCCGCTCGAGCTGCTGCATCGCCTGCTGGGTGGCCTGCAACTGCTCGAGCTGCTGCTTCTCCGTGGAGATCTCGGCGTTGCCCGAGGTGGCGTGCGCCTCCTGCTCGGTGATCAGCGCCTGGAGGTTCGTGATCTGCTCGTTCAGCGTGCCGTTGACGTCCTGCTGCGCGCTCTTGACCCCGGCCATCGCCGCGGTCGCGTCCGACAGCGAGATCCCGTAGCCCTGCAACGAGTCCGCCGCGCCGGAGGTCGCCAGCTGGTTCGCGATCGTGGCTACCGTGTTCGCGCCGATCATGTTCGAGTCCTGCGAGACCGCCTGGCCGAGCTGCGCCTGAGCCTGCGCCGCCTGCTGCGCGACCTGGCTGGAGTTGCCCAGCAGCCCGGAGAACATCGGCAGGATCGAGACGGCGCCCAGGATGCCCCACATCCACGGGCCGCCCATCGTCGCGGCCATGCCGCCGACCGCCGCATCGGCGGTCCTCGCCGCCGCACCCACTTCCTCGGTCGCCGACGCCGCGGCCTTCGCCTCCGACGCCACCGCGAGGCCCGGCACTGCGACCTGCGGCCCGGCGCTCTCGGCTCCGGCCGCGGCCGTGGGCAGGCCGGCCGTGGACACGCCTGTACCCATCAGGTCCGCGCCCGAGGTGGCGGCCTGCGAGACCAGGCGCATGCGCTCCGCCAGCGCGAGAGCCGCCTGGTCGCCCTGAGTCTCCAGCGTCTGGAAGAACTCGTCGAACAGCCGCAGCTCGGCCGCGCCGAACCCGGCGGTGTCCGTCTCGATGCCCTGGAACGCCTCGGTCATCGCTGCGGCCAGCCGGGCCGTCATGCCCGAGCCGTCCCGGTAGATCGCCTCGAACACGGCATCGAGCTCGGCCTCGTAAGCCTGCGCGCCGGTCAGCGTCGCCTCTTCGACCTGCGCGAGCTCTTCGGCCGCCGCCTGACCTGCGGCCCGCGCACCGGCGGACATCGACTCGCCGATCGTCGAGAGCCCTTCGGCGATCAGGTCGACCCCGGGCAGCGCCGTCGCCAGCCCAGTGCCGAGGCTTTCGGCCGCGGCCACACCCGCCTCGCCGCCCGCCGCCGAAGCCGTGGCGACGAGCTGGTCGGTGAACGCGGCGAAGTCCGCCTCCGACAGGGCCGTGACCGCAGCCTCGGACAGGTTGCGCGACAACTCGACCCCGGCCGCGCCTCCCGCCTCCGCAGCGGCGTCAGACAAGTTCGAGGTCAACTTCGCCAGGAACCCGGCGCCCGCGGCCGAAGACGCCAGCGAACTGCCGAAGCCCGTCGCGTTGATCTGCCCGAGCACGCCCATCGTGGCCTGCGCGGCCTCGTCCAGGCCGAGCCGCAGCTGCTCGCTGATCTGGCGGCCCAGCACGCTGCCGACACTCTCCGTGCTCGCCACCAGCTCCGAGCCCAGCGCCGCGCCGCCGGACGCGCCCGCCTCGGCCAGGCCGGCCGTCAGCGGCGCGCCGATCTCCTGCGCGACCTGCTCGCCGAGGCCGGATGCGGCCGACTGCACGCCGAGCGTCAGCTGCTCGCCCGCCGCCGACCCGACCGCCAGGGCGGCCTCGGGGACCGCCTCAAGCGAGCGCTCGACCTCGGGGGAAAGATCCAGCCCCGCCGCGCCTTCCACGATCCCGGCCGACAACTCCTCGCCGATCGCCTCGCCCGCGGTGGCGACGCCCTCGGAGCTGACCTGCGCGCCGGACACGGTCAGGCCGCCGAAGCCCTCGGTCAGTGCGGCTTGCAGGTCAGCGGCGAAGACCCTCGCGGCCTCGATGTCGCGCTCGAGCATCGCCAGGAACGAGGCGTCGTTGCCCTCGAGCGTCGCCACCACTGGTGGCAGTTCCTCACCGGCCACGGCGCGTCACCTCATCCGGGTTGGGCGTTGCGCCAGCGCTCGGCGAAGGCCTCGCCCACTCTGGGTGCCGTCTCGTTGCTCGCGGGCTCGACGTACGGGCGCGCCGGCAGGTAGGAGGCGTGGTCGCGCCCGGCGTTGCCGCCGAGCTCCTGGATGCGGGCGTAGACCGTGGACGGGTAGATCCGCCCCTGCCATCCGCCGTCGATCGGCAGTACGCGCACGTAGACGTTGTCGTGCAGCCAGCCCGTGCGCCACGCGGGCGGCTCGCCCGGCTCGGACGCGGGCGGGTAGTACGAGAAGCGCAGGTTGTCCTGCACGGCCTCGCGTACGACCTCGGAGGCCGCCTGCGTCGCCTCCTGCGTGCCCTCGACAGTGCGCTCCGCCCACGCCCGCAGTCCTGCGGCGAAGGCGTCGATGTCCACGGTGGCGGCCACGGCTCACTCCCCGCGCAGGTACTTCCCCCACTCGGCCGCACCGGGCCGGTAACGCTTGCGCAGCCACAGCGGCAGCGCGTCCACCGTCTCGGGCGTCCAGCCGAAACGGCACGCGTACCAGACGTACTCGGCCGCGTCGTCCCAGTCGGTGTGTGCGGCTACGGCAGGCCGTCCGCCTCGGAGGGCGGCTTTGAATCGGGCCCATCCCTGGTAGGTGCCGTAGGGTCCATCCACTCCTGCTCGTCCGGGATCACCGACCTGCCCGTGACGAGCTGGTAGGCGTCCCAGATCAGGCCGCGCAGTCTGCTGTGGTCGTCGATGCGCTGCGCGAGCACCGACTCGAGCGTGCCGTCGAGGTCCGGCGCGCTGCCGGAGCCGGGCTCGACCTGCGTGACCATCCGGGCGATCAGCGCGTTGTACATGTCGATGACGCCCGTCGCGCCGGGCGCGCTCTGCGCGGCGAGTACTGCGCTGGAGTCGGCGCCGGTCATGCTGCGGGTGCTGCGGACCTCTACGACGCGGCCGGACGGCAGCGTGTGCCGCACCGGCGCGTTCGGGTCCACGGGGAGGGCCGGGTCTTGGGTGTCCACGGGCCGGGTCGCCCTTCCTTGTCGGTGCCTACAGGTACGTTCCGGCGGTGATCGCGTTCTTCACGGTCATCTGGGCCGGGGCCAGGCCGCCGCTCGAGCCGACGTTCGTCGAGTTGAAGACGCCCTTGCCGGAGGTCATCCAGCGCACGAACTTCTTGCTCTTGTCGTCGGGGGACTTCTGGAACGCGGCCTGCTGCATGTCGATCTGCACGCTCCTGAGCGACGCGCCCGCGCCGACGGAGAACAGCGCCTGAAGCTGGGGCTCGGTGTCGTTCATCATGTCGTTGTAGTACGTGTAGTCCTGGGCGAGGAACTGCAAGTCGAACGTGCACGAGAAGCCGCCCTGCCCGATCGAGAGCGGGTTCTGCACGCCGTTGCCGGTGTACGGCATCTCGAGCTCCCGGTTGAACGTGAAGGTCGCCTTCTCCAAGTTGGTCACCGGGTTGGAGATCACGGTGCCGCCGACGCCGAGTTGCCCCACCCAGCCCGCGAACGGCTTCTGCGCGCTGGGCGCCGCAGTCGGGCGCGCGGCCGCGATGACGGACTTCCAGCCCTGGCCCTTCGCCGTCCACATCAGCATGCCCGTGGCGAACTCCCACGTGAGCACCAGCTGGGACAGGCGGAAGTACGGGATCTGGATCGCGCCCGTGCCGGTGGCGACGCCCGTGTAGTGCGTCCACGTGAGCGTCGTGCCCTGCGCCTGGTAGCTGTTGGCGACGGCCGGGTTCAGCAGGCTGAAGACATGGTCGAACGGCGCGGTCGTCGCGGTGGTGGCGTCCGAGCCGAAGATGCTGCCGGCCAGCCAGCCGATCGTGTCGGCGTAGACCGGGGCGCCCATCGCGGAGACGTCGCAGTAGTAGACCAGCTGCGTCTCGCTGAAGGCGTCGTTGCCCATGACGCCGCGGTACGCCTTGTCCTCGCCCCACAGGGGCTTGTCTTCCCACTTGAAGGTGTCGCAGGGCACGGTGGCGGTCATCGCCACGGGCGTGCCGGGAGTGCTCGCGCCCTCCTTGGCGACTCCGTTGAACTGCGAGACGACGGGGTAGAGCACCGGGGCGGCCATGGCCTACGCCTTTCCGGACGCTGCGGCGTCCCGTTCGTCGTCCAGTGCGTCGAGGCGGTCCGCCTCGGCCATCAGGTGCGCCCTGACGCGCGCCGCCGACTGCCGCTTGGAGGCGATCTCCATCTGGTCCGGGTGGTTGTCCGGCAGGCGCGTGACCTTCTTCTTCACCGCGAGCCAGTGGCCGTCGCCCGGGTCGCGCGGCAGGGCGCACACGTCGCCGAACTCTGCGGTCTGCGGGGGCGCTCCGGCGAACTGGTAGGTGCGCGGCGTCAGGTCGACGTACTCGAACACGCCGCCCTTCTCGGCCGCGGCCGGGGGCGCCGGTGGTGCCGACGGGGGCACCTCGGCGTCCGCAGGCGGCGGGGACTGGCTGGCCATATCACTCCCTCGGGGCGGGCGGCGGGCAGGAAAAGGCCACCGGCCGCGCAGACGTACGCGGCCGGTGGGAACTGGGGGAATCAGGCGGTGATGTTCTCGGCGGCGTGGAACTCGAGGACGGCGAAGTTGAAGATCTCCCCGGCGTTCTCGTCGCGCACAGGCATGTCCCCGGCGCTCATGCGCAGGTCGCCCTGGGACTGCGCGGCCTGCCAGATCACCTCGCTGCCGTCACCGGCCGCCCCGCTGGGCGGGAAGACCGGGCCGGTCCCCAGGTGCGGGTCCGCGCGCAGGTACGCCTTGATCGCCTCGACCGTGTCGTCCCAGCCGTCGACCCACTCGTCGCCCTCGAGCGCGACGGCCTGCGAGCCGCTGGGGATCGGGTAGCGGGAGATCAGCAGCAGCGCGACCGTGTACTCCACGAGCTTCTGGCCCTCCAGCGCCGGGTAGGCGATGCGGTCCTCCTCGACCACGGCAAGGTGCAGGTAGCCGAGGGTACCCACGCCGAGGTCCGACGGCAGCACCCACCACTTGGTCGGGTCCAGGAACGTGGGCTGCGCCCGGTAGCAGTGGTTGAACCCGGGCAGGGCGGCGGGGATGCCGCCGTTGAGGTAGTTGGCGATCGCCTTGCGGACCGCGCCCTGGCTCATCGCGCCCTCTTGAGGGTGCGCAGATCGCGTGCGGCCTGCTTGTAGTCCGCGTCGCCGCCCGGTTCGGTGGTCTGCGTCTTGGGGGCGCTGCTGACGGTGCGCCCGTTGATCGACGGCATGACGATCGCCTTGGTGCCCTTGGTCTTCGCGAGCCATTTCGCGAGCGTGACCACGGCGAGGCGCGCGAACGGCGGCAGCGCGCTGACGGTGACGCCCTGGCTGTGCGCATACGTCAGGGCGGCCGCCAGCGGCATGGGCGTGGCGCCGAGGACATACCCAGAGGCGACCTGCGCGCCCTCGGTGTCCTGCCCGTCGTAGACCGTGAACGGCAGGCCGGGCACGAACCCGAGCACATTGCCGGGCGCAACCTGCGACGCCCCTACGAGCGTGGCCGCCGCCAGGGTGCTGTGCGCCCAGCCGTTGACGTAGATGACGTCGGCGTAGATCCAGCCGTGCGGCGCGTAGGCCGCGGGGTTCGGCGAGAACGAGTAGCTCAGCGGGAGCGCCGACGGCACCGGGATGTAGGCGACGTTCCGGATGATCCGGATACCCGACAGGCTCGCCATCGGCGTCATGCTGCTCGCGGAGAACCCGGTGGACACGGCGTTGACGCTGATCACCGGGCCGAACGGCAGCGGCACGTGGATCGTGCCGTCCCGCTGGATGCGGTACAGGCCCGACTCCACGTCGAGCGTCGCCGCGAGGGTCTTCTGGCAGATCCGGTCCGCCTCGCTGGAGGCGTTCGCCACCAGGCGCGCGAGCGCGGCCTCCTCCGTCAGGGTGCTGCCCGCCGGGATCAGCTGGCTCGTGTCGACGCCGGTCGGCTCGTTGAGGAAGTCCTGGGGCGTGATGTACGGGGTGTAGCTAGCGTAGGTCGGCACGTTGGGCGCGACGACGGGCGTGACCACGGCGCCCTCCCTACGCAGTCGGGTACTTGTGGTAGTGCCGCACCGGCGGGAGGTGCTCGTGCTGCCGGTAGCCGCGCTTGTGCAGGTGGTCGAGGATGCGCACGTCCAGCCGCCGCCAGTCGCGTGCGGGCAGTCCGCCCGTGCCGTCCTGGCCGACCTCGTCGAGCAGGTCCGGCTCGGCCGCCTTGAGCTCGGCGGTGAAGCGGGTACAGCCGAGGGCGACGAGCAACTGCCGACCGATCGGGTACGGGTGCCCGCACCACGGTTCGCGGCAGGCCGTCAGGCCCTCGATGACGCCAGCGTGCAGGCCGATGTCCTGCTCGATGACGATCAGGTCGCCGGGCTTCCTCCAGGACTCGGCCAGCAGCCGCCAGTAGGCTGCGTCGTCTGCGGGGTCCAGGCGGACGCGGACGTGGCCCGGAGCGTGCCGGTTGGCCAGCCGGGCAGTCGCCGGATGCAGCCGCGTGTACGGCAGCAGGATCACTCGGGCGGGGACGGTGGCGCCGCCTTCTTCGCAGCCGCCTTCTTGGCTGCGGCGCTCTTGCTCGCCCGCGACGGCTTGGCCTCATCGGCCGGGGCGCCCTCTTCGGGGTGTCCCGGCTCGCTTTCGCCTTCGGGGCCCGCGCCGTCGCCGTCTTCGGCTGGCGGCAGGTCCGAGCCGCCGTCGCCCTGCGCCGCGAGCAGCGCGTCGACCTTGGACTCCAAGGCCTCGATGCGCGAGGCGTGGTCGGCGAGCGTCGGCGCCACGAGGTGCGGGTTGCGCAGCTTCTCGACCTGCGCCTGGTGCAGCGCGGCCTCGTGGGCGCTGGCTTCGCGCCACTGTGAGGCGTGCCGGGTGACCAGCTCGTGCGCGAAGTCCAGCGGGATGTCTTCGAACACGCCGTCCGGTCGCGCCTCGTGCACCGTGTCGGTGCGGGGGTTCTTGACGCTGGTCGCGCCAGCCGTGTTGATCACGTGCATGATGGGTCCTTCCGCCGCACCGCACCCGGGCCGTGGGTAGAGGCCCGGGTGCGGTGCGATCAGAGTGTGGATCAGGTCGCCTGGATGGACTGGATCGCGCCGAACACGACCGGGGCGCGGTTGATGAACGTCTCGACCGCGCGGGCCTCGCCGTCTTCGCGGGGGCCGCCGTGCGTCCGGTCCGACCCGTACACGTAGTTGTAGAGGTCTTCCGTGCAGCGCATCTCCATCACGCGTGTGACGTTCGCGTTCGGCCACGGCACGCTGTCGCGCTTGGCGATCAGCGTCCCCGGGGGCATGTTCGGGTACAGCTTGATCGGCGTCTGCTTGCCGGTGATGCGGTTCACGTAGGAACCGACCCGGCCGCCCGCGACGATCTCGCCGCGGCCCGCGCCGTCGTCCATGGTCAGGTACGTGACCGCGCCGGGCGTGTTCAGCACGATCGCCGACAGGGAGTTGGCCTCCTGGGCGGAGACCATGTACGCCGACGGGCCCAGCTTCGTGGTGTTGTAGTACTGCTTGTTGAGGTTGTCGATCTGCGTGATGCCGCCGCCGCTGACCGTGAACTGCGAGCCTGCGGCGTCGATGATCGTGGCGCCCGAGTTGATCCCGGAGCCGTGCTGCACGATCGTCGATTGGTCCACGTAGTCGCCGGTGATGGTGGCCAGCAGGCCGTTGAACTCGGGGGCGGTGCCGCCGGTGGCCGCGCTTCCGTTGTCGGCCGCGAGGTTGATCGTCGGCACCGTGGTGGACAGGTCTGGCAGGCTCGTGGTCGGCGGGACCTGGTTGGCGACGATGACCGCAGTCATGACGACCGACGGGATCGTGGTGGTCGTGTAGTAGTACCAGGTCGTGCCGTTCGCCGACTGGAACCAGTCGTAGCACACGCCGCCGATCACGCTGGGGACGGAGGCGGTGATGCTGTGTGTGGCGGCGGCCACCGTCGAGGTGGTGACGTTCGCGCTGTTGCCCCGGCTGTTGCCCTGCCCGGGGGTACCGGTGCCGTTGCAGTAGTAGTAGCCGGAGCCGGTGCGTACGGCGACGCCGACGTACACCTGCGTCGAGGCGGCGATCGAGCCGCCGGTGGTCACATCCGCCAGCGTCGGCGCCGCAGGCCGCGCGAGCGGGAAGTTCTGGCCGCCCATGGCCAGCTTGTCCTCGCCGATCTTCCACTGGTTCATCGCGTTGTAGATCGCGATGGACTGCGCGTTGGCGTAGTTGCGGGCCTTGGCGATCGCGTCGCGCGTGATCGTGTACCCCATCGCCAGCGGCTCGTACGCGGCCTGCACGAGGATCTGGCTGATGTTGGCCAGCGGGCCGGCTGCGTCGAACGCGACGGAGGGCTTGGGCTGGGTGTTGTTGACGTTGAGCAGGACCTCCCATTGCGCGAGGTCCGAGCCCTGGTCGGGGCCGGTGCGCGGCAGTTCGTCCCGGAAGTCGGTGGGGACGGGGATGAGGGAGATCAGGTCCGACAGGTCGACGCCCTTGATGCCCGTCGAACTGGTGATGCCGGAGGTCTGCGCCTTGGCGATGTTGAGCGTCTCGATGGTGATCTCGTCGAGATCCATGCGGGTGCCTGCCTTTCGTGGCATGACAAAGCCCCCGGCGCTGCGCGTCACGGGGGCTTGCGTGGAAAGACGGTCCCTACCTGCTGAAGCGGCCCTTGATCGCGGCGATCGCGACCTCGCGCTGCGCCTCTTCCTTCTGCGGTCCGTCCGGCAGGGCGTCCAGCGCCTTGCGGACGGGCTCGAACTCGGGGCGGTCCTGGAATCCGGTGCCCCGGTGGGAGGGTGCGAGGCCGGGGGCGCCGGTCGCGCCGTTGAGCAGGGGGGACCTGCGGTCGTCAGGCTGGGCCAACGCCTTCTCCACGCGCCCGGTCTGGCTCCCCACCTGCGCGGCCAGCTCACCGAGCTGCTTTGCCACGGGTGCTATGGCCTCTCCGAACACGGTGGCGAGCTGGGTTGCTGCCGCCTTCATCACGTCCTCCGGCGCTTGAGCGGGCGCCTGGACGGTCTCGGTGCCCGGGATGACCCGGGCGTCTTCCGCCAGCGCGGTCGCGCCGGAAGTCTCGGTGGCCTTCTCGGCGGCCATCTTGCGCAGGTAGTCGCGCCCGATGGCGGCCAGCTCGGCCTCGGTGAGTGCGCCGTCCGACTTGGCGACGGTCTCGGCCGGCGCGCTGGCCGGAGCGGCTGCGGTGGCCTCGACGGCCCGGGTGTCGGTCACGGTGCTCTCCTGGGGTGAGGGTGCCGCGCTCGCGGCGGTCGGGGTGGGCGGCTCGGCCGCCTTGGTGACGGACGCGCCCGCTTCGGCGCGCTCGGAGACGGCGAAGCCGCCGAGCAGCTTCGCGGCCTGCGTGAGGCAGTCCTGGGCGCCCTGTAGGTCGATGACGTCGCCGAGGTCTTCCATGTGGCCGGCGCCGACCTCGGTTCCCTCGCGTTGGGCGAGGGCCTCGATGCGCGGGCGCAGGGCGAGGACCGAGGCGAGCACCTGCTCGGCCGATTCCGCGTCCTGGGCCTCCCACGCCGGTGAACCGGGCTCGCTGTCGCCGTCGGCCTTGGCGACCGGGGTCTTCAGGCTGCCGTCGGCCGCCCAGTCGTCCGGGATCTGGTCCGGCTTGCCCATCTCGCGCGCCCGCCGGATGACATAGCGGCGGATCTTGTCGTGGTCCGCGCCGCCGCGCCCGACGGCGTGGATCGCCTTGCCGAGGTCTTCCTCGTCGTCGATCGGGTAGTCCGGCTCGCCGTCCGAGTTGCGCATCGCGTGGCCCTGCGACGCGAGGTCCCGCTTCTCTTCGGCGCTGTACTTGGCCTTGACGAACGCGACGTACTCCGGCTGCGTGGCCTTCACCACCCGCTGCCCGGCCGCCGCCTGGTGGATCATGCGGGCGATGGCATCGGGGCTGCCGCTGACCGTCACCCTCTCGCCCGTGGGCGGCGTGGCCCCGGCGTCGGCCTTGGCGACCAGGTCGCGCACGAACTCGGGGGCGAACAGGCCGACCGGCTCGCCTTCGGCGCTCTTGGCGAGCAGGATCGTCGTCCCGTTGGCCGCCTTGCCGACCGCGTCGACGCGGGTGATGTCCGCGTCCACGAGCTCGGTGAACTCGTCCTGCTGAGGGTTCTCGCTCATCCGCTGCTCCTGCGCTTGATGCGGGTGGCGGTGCCCTGCGGCGACACGCCCGTGATCAGGCCGCGCTTGTACAGGTCCCAGGCGGCCGGGCTGAGGTATCCGCCGACCAGCCAGTCGCCGGCCTTCACGACCGTCACCGCGCCGTCCGGGCCGGTGACTGTCCAGTCGGGGCCGTAGTGGATCCAGGAGCGTGTCGGCTCGAACTCGCCGTCGGTGCCGTCGAGGTGGAAGGCGCCGCCGCCGAGGCCGTTGCGGGCGAAGGAGTCGGCGGCCTTCTCCAGCTGCTCGGCGGTGAAGAAGTCCCGGCCCTTGTCCAGTCCCTTGCCGATGCGCTCGTCGCGGCCCGCCTGGTAGGCCAGGGCGACGATGAACCGCTGTTCCTGCGCCATCGCGCCTCCTTGCTCAGCCGGGGACCGTGGCGCAGCGGCAGCCGCCGGGGTGGGCGGGCGGCCACAGGTCGCCGGACGGGAACGGCGTGCCGAGCGGGATCGATCCGGCTGCGGCGTTCTCGTCGCAGATCGGACACACCCGGTTGTCCTCGGCCGTGAGCCAGCGGTGAGTGGCGATCCGGCTGCGCTGGTAGACCGCCGAGGCCGCTGCTCCCGAGGCACGGGTCAGCTCGGCCAGCGCGAGGCGACCCGTACGGCCCGGGTCGGCGAGCACCATCCGCAGCGCGTCACCGAGTTCGCTCGTGGTGCGCTGCTCCAGGACCGCGTCGGCCAGTGCGCGCGCCATGGCGGTGGTGCGCGAGTCCGCCATCAGCCCGATGGAGACCTGCGCGGCCTCGAACAGCGCACGCAGGCCCGCGCCGTCGCCCTCCCGGAGGATGATCTGCTCGGCCGCCCGGATCTCGCCCGGCTCCCAGTCGCCCACGTCGACCGGGGTGTGGGAGACGAGCGAGCGGGCTGCGGCGGTGCCGATCGCGTAGCCGTCGGTGTAGAGCTCGGCGACGAACGGGCGCAGTGCCGCAGCGAGTTGAGCCCGGTAGGTGGCGAGCCAGCCGACTGCGGTGGCGATCAGGGCGTCGCGGCGTTCCTTGGTGCGCTGCGTGTCGTGGTCGTGCTGGCCGGCCAGCCATCCGCGCGCGATCTGCTCGACATCCACGGCCGCGATCAGGGCCGCGCCGATCCTGGGCGCCCAGTAGGCCGCCGCAGCGAGGTCGAACTGCCAGCCCGGCCAGGTCTCATCCGACCGGGCTGGGGCTTTTGGGCTGCCGTCGTCCGCCTTTGCCACCGGATCCGCGTCCGGGTTGTCCACACCCGGTGCGAGCTGGATGTGGATAGCCGCCCGGGGGTCCATACCGCACACGCAATTGCCCGCACCGGAACCGGTGTCGCGGGCGTAGACGTGCGGCTTGGTGTACTCGGACGGGGACGGACCGACTGCCCCCTCCCACCCCAGCACGTCCGCGCGGTCCGCCTTCGCCACCTGGTCGCCGAGCGGGTAGCGCACGACCTGGTCGCCGCGGTGCACGCTCACGTGCGTGAAGCGCACGGCCGTGTCGGGTACCGGGTCCGGCATCCGGTCGCCGAAGTCGAGGTAGGCGAGCGTGACGTGCGGGTGATAACCGTCGCGCCCGCTCTTCGACAGGTCGCGCAGCGCGCCGTGCATGCTCTCGATGCCGGGTACGTCCACGGCCGCCCAGACCGGGATCTTGCCGTCGCTGCCGTCGGACGGTGCGAACGCGCCGAGTCCGCCAACCGATCCGGACAGCGGACCCGGGGCGAGCGCCGCGGCGTCCTGCGCGCGGCGGCACGCCTCGGCGAAAGCGTCGTCGTCCACGTCCGAGCCGAGGTACACCAGCGTGATGTGGTGGTCGTCCACGCCGTCCGGTACGGCCGGGATGACGCCCGGCAGATCCAGACTGATCATCCCGGAGCGCTTCGTCAGGCCCGGCGTGTTCGACGCCTTCACGATGGCCGCGACCTCGGCCCGGCCGCCGCGGTTGAGTTCGGCGGCGATCAGCGGCGAGACCGTCTTGAAGACGAAGTCACGCCACTTGCCGCGCCGGCGGCTTCCGGTCACGAACTCCCGGAACGCCGAGAGCTCGGCAGCCTCCGCGCCGGTCAGGTCCGCACCCTTGGCCACCGGCTCTTCCTGCTGCTGCGCACCGGTCGCACACTGCTGGTCCTGGGATCCCTGGGGCGCGGCCTTGAGCGGCGCGTCCCCGGTGGCGGGACGCTGCTGCGCCGCGCCTCGCGCCTCGCGCTGCGCCTCGGTCTCCCGGTGCGGGTCCTGCTGCCCCTCCAGCGCGCGCCGGGCCTGCACCTGGTACGCGTCCACGGCGGCCAGCGACGCCTTGTCGTCCGTCGTGCCCGGGGTGGGCACCACGCTGATAGGTGGCACGTACGGCTGGTCCAGGATCAGCTGGCCCTTCGCCGGGCCGAACGTCTCCGGATCCGTCTTGCCGGCCGCGCCCTCGATCGCGAGCAGCGTGACCGGACCGAGTCGCGGAGTGGAGAAGAACCGCGGCGTCGGGCGCTCCTTGTCCGTCTTCTTGCCGAGGATGTCCACGCGCACCTCGTCCGGGGACTCGGCGCCCATCTCCACGTAGATCTGATGGGCCCGTGCCTCAGCGAGCCGGTCCTCCTTGTCGCGGCCGGTGTCCAGGCTGACCTTGACCGGCAGCCCGATGTCGTGCTGGAGGTAGCGGGTCAGCGTTCCCTCGACCCACCGCACCCACGGCAGCGTGTTGACGCGGAATTGGATGTCAACCTGCGTCTCACCGTTCGCCCGGTTCACGTCCTGGATCAGGCCGAGGTCCTGCGGCACCACGCCGAAGGCGGCGCAGGTGCGCATCATCAGGTGCCGCGGGAACTCCGCATCGAACGCGGCCGGCTTCGTGCCGGTGAACTTCGACCCGTTGGGGACGGCGAGCAGCTGGTGCAGCTTGGCCTGGTCGCCCATGACCAGCGCGTCCCAGTGGTCCTGCCATTCGCGCACCTGGCCCGGCTCGGACACGTCCGGGGGCAGCTCCATGAACCCGGCGGGCACGGAGCCGTCCGTGAACCACTGCAGGAAGTGCCACTGCGCCCTGATGTCGGTGTTCGCGGTGATGACCACCGACTCGATCGGGGCGAGCCCGTACGGGGAGTCCTCCTGCGGCCGGAACGGGGTGTAGATCAGGTCGTCGGTGGTGAACCAGGTGCCCACCATGCCGTGGATGACCTGCCAGTAGGCGGGCGCGGGCGGCTTGGGGCGCCGGCCGTTGTCGTCGATGTACGGGGCGATGGTGCGCCCGTCGACGACCTCGATGCCCACGATGTCGCCGTTGTAGTCGCGCCGCTTGTACAGGGGCGCGGCGTCGTACTTGAACGCGTTCTCCAGCCACTTGGAGATCCACGATTCGTAGGGCAGTTCGCGGTCCGGCTTGTCGAGCACCAGGCGCGCGGCGTCGATGGCGTCCTCGACGTCGTCCTCGACGCCGTGGGCGGGCTGGAACAGCAGCTCCATCGACCGCAGTTCGTCGATCTTGTGGTTGACGCACATGCGCGCCACGTCGTAGGCGTCGATGAGAGCCTTGATGACGTCGAAGGAGACCTTGCCCCAGGCGGCGCGGCCCTGGGTGGCGATGTTGACGCCGACCGGGTAGTCCTGCGCCCGGGCCGGAGTGGAGTAGCCGAAGTAGGGCTGGAGGGGGCGGCCGGGGGTGAAGTTGCCGCCCATGTTCATGCCGTGAGCGCTCAGCGCGCCTTCGATCGGCGCAGGCGTCGCGGCCGGTGCGTGGCTGCTACCGCCCCGGGCCGGGGATCCGGCCATGCGCGCCAGGGAGCGGGCCGCGGCCGGCTTGGCTGCGGAGACCGTGCGGGGACGGGACGACGCCTTGGCCACGCCGTCCTCCTGGGGGTGTCGGTGTGGCGGCTGTCGCGTCGCGCGCGGCGGTGGGGATCTCGATGCCGGCTTCCTCGGCGGCCTGCTTCATGGCGCCCAGGTACGCGGAGCCCTGCCCGCTGCCGCCGTAGAACGCCAGCAACAACGCATCGGCGTTGTCGGGGGAGCGGCCCAGGCGCTTCTTGGTCTCTTCCTTCTTCTCCACGACGATGCGCCGGGCGGCGTCGAGTTCGTACTTCGGCGCCGTCAGTTGCGTGACCAGGCGCTCGCGGTCCGCGCTCTCCAGCCCGGACAGGTCCCAGGCGCAGTCCTCGGTCAGCTGGCGGCCGACCTCCCACCAGATCTGGGAGCGCAGCCGCGCGAAGCGGTGCGGCTTCGCGGAGGCCTCGCCGACGTTGACGGCGATGATGAGGGCGTCGTGCTTGCCCTCGGCCCGCCGCCGCCGCAGTGACCCGACGACGCCCCAGCCGATGCCGATGGTGTCGACCTTGACCGCGCTCGCGCCGGTCTCGAGGATCGCCTCGACGACCAGGTCGACGACTTCCTCGGAGTCGCGGGTGCGGGTTCGCCACTCGCGCCCGACGACGATGCCGCGCCGCTCGCGGATGCAGGTCTCGTCTCCGCCGGCTCCCACGTCCACGCCGAGCTGTACGGGGGTCAGCTGGTCCTCGGCGTGCGGGGTCTCCGGCGGCCGACAGCAGGCGCGCAGCCGGGAGATGCGCACGACCCCGTCCTGGGCGTCGACGGGGAACTGGCCGAGGACCTTGCTCAGGTACGTGGGCGAGCTCTCGCCGTAGTCGGCGGCGATCTCCGCGACGTACGTCGGGCCGACCAGTACGGCGGCCAGCTCGGCGGGGACCGGTTCGCCGGTGAAGTTCGGCGAGTCGAACGCCGAGATCTCGATCGTGTTCCAGCCGTCGCTGTCGCACACGGTGGCGAAGTAGCTGCCCGGGTCGTCCGGGTTGCCGATGGCGAGGATCCGGCAGTGCTCGCCGGTCGCGATGCTGTTGGCCGCAGTCCAGAAGTGCTTGGCGATGCCGCACGCCTCGTCGATGATGACGAGCACGAACGGGGCGTGGATGCCCTGGAACGCGTGCTCGTTGTAGTCGGCGGGCTTGCGGCCGAACGCAACGAGCTGGTTGTCGAGCATCCACTCGGTCTGGTTCACGGTCCCGGGGAACGGGTTGCCGCGCGCCCTGGCCTTGTGTGCCGCGCCGTTGATCTCGGCCCACAGGATCGCCTTGACCTGGTCGCCGGTCGGGGCGGTGGTCACCACGCGCGCCGTACCGGCCGGGTGCGAGTCGAGCCACCACGCGGTCAGGCGGGAGGCGCCGAAAGACTTGCCGACGCCGTGACACGACTTGACCGCCGTGCGCCGCACGTCGCGCACGGACTCGGCCACCTGGACCTGCTTGGACCACAGGTGCTCGCCGAGCTTGTCGCGCACCCACGCATCCGGGTTCGCGAGGTAGTGCTCGGGGCCCGGCGTCTCGAAGAGCTTGGCCGCGTGCTCGGCCCAGTCGACGACGGTCACGGCCGGCCGCGCCTCAGCCGGCCAGAGCCCGCAGGTGCCGGGGCACGACCTGCGGGACGAGCGCCTGCTGCTCGGGCGTCAGGTGCAGGTCGGCGAGGATGCCGCGCAGCGCCTGCGCGACCAGGGCGCCGTCCTGCTCGGCGAGTTTGACGCGGCGCTCCTCGATGCCGATGCGCAGCGCGTCCGCGCAGACCTTGACCAGGTGCGTGCGCTCCTGCTGGTAGAGGGCGAGCCACACGTTCGGCACAGCCTGCTCGGTGCTGCCCCAGTCGTCCCCCCCGGTCTTCTCCTTGGTCTTGCCCCAGATCAGGTCGTCCTCTTCGAGTTCGCGGACCTTCTCACGTAGCCACGCGACGTGGCCGGCGGTCCACTTGACCTCGTCGAGCATCGCTTCGCTCGGCGTGGTCTCGATCTTGCGGCCGTAGGACTCGACCAAGGCGCGGGCCATGTTCTCGCGGGCGCCCTTGGTGACGCTGCGCGTAGAGCCGCCGTGCAGCTTGCACGCGCCCTCGCCGACGTGCTTGGTGCCCCATCCGGCGGGCCGGGCGCAGTTCCCTTCGCCCTGCCGCTTCTTCGCTCCGCACAGGCGCTTGCCACGATCATCCGGCGATGCGGCCATTGTCATGACCTCCTTGCCGGCCGCCCCGGCCGCCCCGGGGCCGGCAAGTCACGGGGCGGCCGGTCTGTGGGGCTATTCGTCCGCTCCGTACGCCTGATCGCGGGCGCGGCGCAGGGTCCGGATCAGCTTGTTCAGGTCCCGCCGGCTGAGCGCCGGGGTGAAGGCGTCAACCGACGGCACTACCATCCCAGCCTCGTCGTAGGTGGTCGCGAGGTGCTTGAGGTACTCGACCGGAAGGCCGAGGGCGACCTGCACGTGGCCCGGCATCTCCCCGCTGCCCTCGCGGTGCCAGCTGACGTGAAGCGTCGGGTCGGCCCATGCCTCGCCGTGGATCGGCGGTGTGCTCGAGTCCACGCGGACAGGGTCGAACAGCCGGGGGGTGTTGATCTGTTCTCTTGGCATCGCGCCATCACTCCATCGCGGAGTAGCCGCCCTGCGAACGGGGCGGACGATTCACGGGTTATGCGGGGATCCACCGGCCGTTGCGGATGAAGCCGTGGTCGCCGCAGCCGCACAGCAGGCTCGGCGAGATGGTGAGCGTGGCGATGTCGAGCGACTCGACCTGCCAGAACGGACCCTCGCGGTCGCCGAGCGCGCGGCGGACTTCGGGGAGGTCGAAGGTGACGGAGCCGCAGCACGGGTTGCCGTCGGGGCCGAAGTGCCCGTCGAACAGTCCGGCCTTCTCGATGTCCGGCACGTCGGCGTACTGCGGGTTCAGTTCTCGGTCCGGCGACCATCCGTAGAACTTGATGCGGTGGCCGTGGCCGATGTCGTGCCAGCCGACGGTGAAGAAGTCGTCGTCGCTCATGCCGCACTCCCGGGCACGACGTTCCGCTTCGGTGGTGCCGGCGGTGGCGTCATCGCGTCCTGCGTGCGGATCAGGCCCCAGATGTCGGCCGGGGTGACGTCGCCGTACCAGCGATCATCGGCATACCAGTGCCAGCCGCCCATGTCCGCCGCGGCATCGGCGAGGGCCGAGCAGATGCGGCGCCTGCCGATCAGCCGCTTCAGGCCCGGGGCCGGGATGTGCAGCCGGTGCGCGGCGATGGCCACGTAGTCGAGGAACGAGTACGGGGTGCCTTCGAGCGAGCGGGCCGCTGCGGCGACGTTCTCGCGGTACTCGGGCGGGCAGCGCAGCCACGCGACGGTGCGCGCGTCGTACTCGGCGAGTTGCGCGATCCGCGCGCCGCCGGGTTCGGCTTCGACAATCTGGCCGTCGCCGATGTAGACGAACGCGTGCTCGAAGTCGGCGAAGCCGTCGCCATTGAGCCACTGCCCAAGTCGAATCAGACGGCCGACCTCGCCCTGGATCTGCGTGATCCCGGCATCACCGAGTCCGGGCTGGTACGTCACGGCGCTCGCCTCCGTGCTTAGGGCAGCAGTGGTGAGGCTTGATCAGGTGCTCGATGGGACGCTCGGTGGCGGTGTCGTATCCGCGGAAGACCTCGCAGCAGCAGCCGGTGCGCACTAGGCGCTCGGCTTGTCGCCGCCGCCCGCAGCGGCTTCCGCGTCCGCGAGCGCATCCTTCGCGAGCTGCTCGCCCTTCGCCTCGGCATCGGCCACGACCGGACCCGCGGCATCCTCGGCCTCGTGCGCCACGTCGGCGGCGTCGGTCTCGGCCTCGCCGAGCAGCTTGGCGAAGATGGACTTCGCCTCGTCCACGAGGTGCCCGGCGTCGCCGTGTAGCTTGGTCAGGAACTCGTCGATCTCGGTCTTGAGCGTGGACATGGCAGACATGGGGGTACTCCGGGTCTGAAGTGGGGGTGGCCGAATTGGGCCGGGAAACGCGAAAGCCCCCGTCGGACCGGTGGTCTCGGGGGCTACGGGCGCAGTGCGCCTACGTGCACATGATGTGCGAAACGATCCGTGATGGTCAAGTGGCTGGACTTTCCAGCCCTTCCATCGCCTCGGCGACCAGCGCGGTGGCACGCGCGGCCCGACGCGTGCGCTGTTCGGCACGCAGCACGTCCAACTCCCGGTAGAGCGGGTGGCCATTACGGTGGTCGCTCGGCAGCAGGATCAGCCGGCGCGCCCAGTCCCGGACGCGGTCCTCGTCGACGTGCGCGGCCTCGGCCGATTCGGCGGTGGTCAGCAGCCGCCCGGCCGGGTCGTCGGGGTCAGGCGCCGTGGGCACGGTCGTCCGCCTCGGCGGCAGCCCGCACTGCTTGCGCGCAGGTATGCGGCTGCCGGGTCCAGCAGGGCAGCGGGCATCGGCGGCATCCTGGTCGTCCGGGGAGTGGGCACCAGGATAGGCGCGTGCGCTGACAGGTTCGCTCACGTCCCCAGTTCTACCCGTAGGACGCGATCAGCGCTATCGAGGGCGCCCCGGACTAACCCTGATCGTCCGGGCCGCGAAGGTTGATGACCTCCAGCTCCCACGCCTGTTCCACCCACTCGGCGTCCAGTCCTGCCGCTCGCAGCGCTGTGAGCATCTGCTCGAACTTGCGCTCCAGTGCTTCGGCGTCGAGTCGCTGGTGCCACTGGACGCGCGGCCCCGACGTGCCGGTGCCTTCCACGACGACGTATCCGGCGATCACCAGCATCGCGCCGCGCTGGTCCTGGGTGCGTCCGACGCGGGCGGCGGGGAATCCTGCGGCGGCGAGGGCGGCGCGCACCCGTTCGGCCGCGACCGCCGGATCGGTGGTCAGCGGGGTTAGGTCAGACAACTTCGTCCCCTTCGTGATGCTGTTCGTCGTGTGTGCGGATGGCGTCGCCGATGGCGTCCGCCTCGCGTTCGCCGATCAGGCGTTGCGGTCCGAGCGGCCGCACGGTGGCCAGCGGCGCTTCGGGGTGATCCTGGCACCACAGGTACGTGGCGCCGCCCTTGTCGGTCGATGCGTAGCGGCCGGGCAGGCGTGGGTCAGGGGCGGTCGGCATCAGGGACCTCTGCTGTCGGCTGGTACTTGGCCACGTCCTCGATCATCTGGTCGTAGTGGGCGCCGGACCCGTCCCAGACGGGCTCCGTCGGGGCCATGGTCGCGGTGAGCTCGGTGACCTTGCACGGGATCAAGGGGGCGCCGACGATGCCGACGATGTCGGGGAACGCCGGATCTGCCACCACGGAGTCGTTCACGCCGCCGCGGTGGCCCGCTGCCGGTCGGTCTGCTTGGTCCATTCCGCTCGTACCTCCAGGTAGTAGTCGGCCCATGTCATCGTGCGTCCGCACGCCCGGTTACGGCAGGTCACGCCTTCATCGCCGCTGTAGAGGCTGAGGCTGAGCAGCCCGCAGCCCTTGGGCTTGGGGCAGGGCAGCGGCAGGTCGATGCGCGAGCGGTCCCATGGCGCGAGCGCGTAGGCGTTCTGCCGCAGGACCGTGAGCGCGATCGCGAACTGGTCGCACCAGGGCTGGTCGCTGCACCACTGGAGCCGGGCGCGCAGCCAGACGGCGATGGCGGGGACGGTGTCGTCCTCGGGGCCGTGCAGGGCGGGCGTGTGCTCTTCGGCGATCATCCGCGCCCAGGACGCGAGCGTGTCGTGGATGTCGACGCGCACGTCGTGCATGGCGAGCGAGGTGGGGGGCTGGGATTCTCCGGCGCGGTGCAGTGTGCCGGGCTTCCAACTGGCCGGGAGCGCGAGCATGGTGGCGCCGAGCCAGGAGTACGCCCACTGGACGGTGGCGAGGTCGCCGCGCATGCGGGCGAAGTCGCCACCGCACACGAGCGAGTTGCCGTAGGGCTCGCGCTCAAGGCAGACGATGCACAGGTGCTCAGGCATCTACGTCCTCCATCTCGGTGAGGTCGAGTTGTCCGTCGACGTGCCCGGCCGGTGCAACTTCGGCGAGCCGGGCGTCGAACCGGCCGACGCAGCCGCGCTCACCCGGCGATCCCGTGAACTGGTCGCGCATCCATGTGACGGTCCACCTGGCGAGCCGCCGGAACTCGGGACCGGCCTGCGGGAGGTCGGCGGCTCCTTCCAGTAGGTCGATGGACTCCTGCACGACCCCGCGCGCCCACTCCAGCGCGTCGGGGTCGTTGCCGAAGCGGGCGAGTAGCTCGGGGCGGATGGGGTCGGCCATCAGCTTTGGGTTTCAGCGTCCGTGTCGTTGCCGAGCGGCTTCGTGCCGGAACCCGGGCAGCTGAGCGCGCTCGCGGCCGGTCCGGTCGGGTGCCAGCCGATTCGGCCGTCCTCGTCGAGATAGACCTCGCAGCCGCACTCGCCGCAGAGTCCGACGGCCGCTTCGGCGACGTTCTCCGCGTCCAGCATCGTGTCGGTGTCCAGCGGCGGCGGCCACTCGTTGCCGGGATGGTTCTGCAAGATATGAGCCCGCATCAACACGTCGAGCCGGTCCTGGTTCGGTGCGGTGCGCGCGGTCGAGCACGCTGAGCCGTTGCCGTACGTGTACGGGCAGGCGACGGTGATCGGCAGCCCGTTGCCGGTGTAGAGCCGCTCGCCCGCGAGCTTGATGACGTTGAGCAGCATGGCGAGTGCGGCGGCCTGGTGCTCGGGCGGGACGCCTTGCAGGTGGGTGCCCATGAGCTGCCCCGCGATGAGCCACGCGGCGCCGAGGGTCTGGCGGTCGAGGTGGGCGCCGATGTCGAGGGCGGCGGCGATGAACTGGCCCTCCTGGGTGGCGAGGGTGGCGACGGCGGGGTTGGTGGTGCGGGCTTCAGCGACGGCAGCGGCGAACTGGTCGAGGCGGTAGTCGGAGGCGGGGCGGGCGCCGTGGGACTGGCGGTGTGCCTGGTGGCCGCTCATTGGCAGGTGGTTCCTTCCCGGTCAGTGGAGCAGGTAGTAGGCGCCTGTGATCAGGCACCCGAGGATGAGCGGGGACGCGATGAAGATCAGGCGCCAGGCGAAGTACTGGCGCTCGGTGAGGGGTTTCGCGCCCTTGGCCGCCATGCCGATCAGGCTTGGGTTCGCGTGCTGCTCGGTGAACGAGAACTCGGGCTCGTCCGGACTGAGGTCGGGCGGCCGCGCGAAGGTGGCGATCCGCATCCGCTCGATCCGTTCGGCGCCGGTCTCCGGGCAGTCCACGCCGTACGCGACGCGGAACTGGTCGGGGTTCAGGAGCCCCTTCCCGACGTAGGCCGCGATCGGATCGATGACGTTCTCGAAATAGGCGTGCTCGATGTCGGCCCTCGTCACGGGCTTCGGGGTCTCGACTGCGGAGTCTTGGCCTCGCAGCCCGATCTCCCACGGCAGCGCCCGGTACGCCTTGCAGGTCTGGACCTGGATGAGGCTCCCGTGTGTGCCATCGGGTCGCAGTGCGTTGAGCAGGAGCGTGCGGGTGTGCTCGCGCATCCGGTCCGTGCGGCGCTCCAGCCGCGTCGGGCGCGCCTGCGGCAGCTTCGACGGCGGCAGCCAGACGGCCGGGCCGGTTCGGGCCTCCTGCCACAGCGCCTCAAGTTCGGCGGTGAAGTGCTCTGTCCAGCCGGGGATGTGGTGGCGCATTCGGTAGGTGCGCAGCCGCGTTGCCCCAGCCCGGGTGGCTGGCCGCCTACGCACGCCGACCGCCGCCCCGGGGCGTGGTGCCCCCGCCGAGGGTGCGCCGGATCGCGGCCTGCGTGAAGGCGACCACCGGCCGCTCCTGCTGCACCGGCTCGCACAGGGTGCGCCCGTTCAGGAGCCGGTGGGTGTTGACGAGCATCGGCAGGCCGCTCGCGGTGGGGGCGGTGAAGAACGCGACGGGGAAGTCGGTGAGGGCGGCGAGCCGGAGCAGTTGCTCCCACGTCGGGTAGAGCGTGCCGCACTCCCACAGGTCGACTGCGGGTTCTTGGACGCCGCAGGCTTTGTCTACTTCGGGTCCGTCGAGTTTGCAGATGTCGAGGGCGAGGGTGATGCGGTGGGGGACGGTCAGGCCGCGCAGCCAGCGGGCCTTGGCGTCGGGGGCGCCGTGGGCGTGTTCGATGCGGCGCAGGTTGACGCGCCCCGGGTCGAACGGGATGACGGTCGCGCCCATCACTCGTCGCCCGTGAGCCGCTCGAAGGTGCCCAGGTCCGGCGCGTCCCCGTCGACGATCGGCTCCGGTTCGCGCACCTCGACTAACATCGCGTCCTCCCACGTCGCGGTTGACCCGGACGCGTCGGCGAACTGCGTCCAGCCGTCGCCGCGCTTGACCGAGGCGACCGCGAGCCACCGGCCGCCGGACCACACCTGCGTGCCCACGGCCACGTCGGCCGCGTGCTTGCGCCCGGTGGGCCGCGGGGGCGGCGCTTCGGCCACCGGCTCGTGTCGGCCACCGGGGTAGCCGGGGTCGATGTCGGGGATCGTGTAGGGGCTGATCGGCTCGGGGCCTCCAGCGTGCAGCGCCTTGACGATCTGTCCGGCGGTGAACCGGATGGTCTGAGCCAGTTCGGTGGCGTAGGCGTCCTTGGTGCTGGGGTATTCGGCGAGGCGCTGGAGGCTGGCCGCGAGCGTCTGGACGCTGCCGAGACGCTGCTGCGTGATCTCAAGCAAGCGGCCGATTTGGTCGTGCTTGGCCAAGAGCGACGCGATGGCTTCGTTGGTGAAGCCCCCGACGCCGTCCGCGACCAGGATGCGCAGCTGGCGCAGGCGGTCCGGGGTGATGGGCTGGGCGGGGATGGTCATCGGTTCCGTCCTTCGGGTGGGGTCAGTCGGTAGACGGTCAGCCGGATGCGCGGCGGGCCGCCGGGCGCGATCTCGGCGAGTAGCTGCTTGACCTGCTTGTCGTCGCGCCACAGGACGCCGTTGCCCGCATCGAGCAGTGCTTTGGCGAGGTTGTCGACGTCGGGCTCAGCGCCGGAGCCGAGGTGGAAGACGGCGCGCACCCCGAGCTCGCCGTCGGCGCAGGGCACGTGTGCGGCGCGCAGCAGCCAGCCGACGCGGTCCTCGTAGGCGCGGGTTTCGGCCGGGGTGTAGACGCGGCCGTGGCCCGCGCGGGGGCGCCCCTTGGGCTTGGGGGTGATGTCCAGTTCGAGGTCGGCGAGGATGTCGGCGGTCGCGGGCGGTCCGGGCCACGGGGCCGGCTGGAGTTCGGTGCGGGCGCTCATGCGGCGCGCCCTTCCGTCGCGGTCGCGGCCCGGTATGCGGGCAGCAGCAGCCGCAGCGCCGTCGCGGCCTGGAGCGGGACGCAGCCGTTGCCGAGTGCGTGCAGCTGGGGGTTGCGCGGGATGCCGGGCACGGCGGTGACCCAGCCGTCGGGCAGGCCCATCATCCATTCGGCCAGCGCGGGCGCTAGGCGTCCTCGATCGTCAACTGGCCAGGGTGCGGGGCGCCCGAGGATCGTCTCCCAGCGCGCGATGGCGGGGGCGTACTCGGTGTGCTCCCAGGGGAAGCGGCCTGCGCGGCCGCCCCGGCCAGGGTCGGGTTGCCGCGCGGCATCGTCTTGCTGGTCCGTTCGCCGTCCGCCGCTGTCGGGGTGGGGAGCATCCGGACGGCGTCCAGCAGCGTCGGTCCGTACCCGTACCCGTACGGGGTGCCGTCCGGGCGGAAGTTCGCTGTTGTCCCCGGCCGGGAGGAAAGGGGCGTCGGCAGGAGCTTCGGCGCCAACGCGTCCAGCGACGGTCTCACCGCCGCGTTCGGTGACGGCGACTGGTTGTTGCCGTACGGCGTCGCCGTCGGTGTCGGGAGCAGCGTCTCGACGACTCCGGGCAGCAGGGGTCCCGTTCGGGTCGTCTTGCGCCCGTGCGTCGCGTCCGGAGTCGGCAGCAGGCGCGCCACCGCGCTGGGCAGCATCAGGTCGCCGGAGGATCCGCGCTGGTTCGGTCCGCCCTTCGCCCCGTCCGTCGCCCGAGGCGTAGGCAGCAGCGCCTCGGGCGACGGACGGGGCGCAAACTCCGCGACCACGGTGCGCAGGTCCGGTCCTCCCGTCCCGTGTGTCCCGGTCCCGTTCGTGTCCGAGGTGCGCGGGGTCGGCAGCAGGTGCTCGACCTCGTCCGCGAGCGTCGGCCCGTGGCCGCCCCGCTTCCGCTTGTCCGGGTGCTGCGAGCCCCCGTTCACCGCGAGCTGGCTGGTGGGCGTCTGCTGAAGACGCCCACCAGCCAGCTCGGGGTGAACGGCCTGCGGGCCAGGCGAGGACGAAGGCGCGCTCACGCTTGTGGGGCGCTCCGACGGAGCTGGCGGGTAGCACGAGCCACCGCGCATCGAACCCGAGGTCGGCCAGGTCTCCGAGTACAGCTCCGAGTGCCCGCAGAGGTGGCTCGCCCCCCCCGGCACCTCCCAGACACCCCGGGCAGGATTCCAGGTCGCAAAAGGCTCGGGCACTGGTCAGGCTCCTGACGTTCTCGAGGAAGACGAGGGAGGGACGCAGCGCGTCGATGGCGCGCGCGACGTGGGACCACAGGCCGGAGCGGGTGCCCGGGGCGAGCCCGGCGCGCTTGCCGGCCAGGGACATGTCCTGGCAGGGCCATCCGGCCGTCAGGATGTCGACGGGCTCGACATCGGCGTAGTCGATGTCGGTGATGTCGCCGTGGTTGGGGACGCCGGGGAAGCGGTGCGCCATGATCTGCGCGGCGTACTGGTGCCGGTCGGGTTTGCCGTTCTTGTCCGGGGGCTCGTACTGGGCGTACCAGGCGAGTTGCGCGCGCGGGAACACGGACTGGAGTGCGAGGTCGATCATGCCTGCGCCGGAGCAGAGCGATCCGACGCGGACCAGGTCCGTGTCCCGGCGCACGGTGTTCACGCGGCGACTCCGAGGTCGAGCACGCCCTGCGCGGTCGTGGCCATCTCACGCCCCCCCTTCGGCGAGCGCGTCGAAGAGCGTCGGCACGGCCATCTCGGTCTCCAGGGTGCGCAGGTTGTCCACGGCGGTGCGCCAGTACGAGCCCTTCAGCTCGATGCCGATGCCGCGTCGCCCGCACTTGACGGCGACGTACACTTCGGTGCCGATGCCGGCGAACGGCGTCAGGATCGTCTCGCCAGGGTTGGACCACAGCCGCACCAGCCGCTCCACCAGGTCCAGTTGCAGCGGGCAGATGTGCCGCTCGTCGGCGTCTTCCTTGGCGACGCGCGTGTTGAGGGTGTTGGTCTCGCGGATGCCGTACCAGGCCGGCCGCAGTAGTGCGAGCCCGAGGTGGGCCATGGCGGCGAGGGCCTGCGCGTCGCTGGAGCCGGGCCAGATCGGGCGGGCCCACTCGATCCACTCCTCGTGCGACACGTCCGTCTTGACCGGTGCGGCGTTCTCGCCGGGGACGCGGAAGAACAGGACGTAGTCGGCCAGGGCTGGGCGCAGGATGGAGGAGTCGCGGTCCTTGGTGACGAACAGCAGCGACTGGGCCTTGGTGCGGATGGCCTGGGCCTGCGGGTCTTTGTCGATCGTGACCTCGCCGTGGAAGATCCAGCCTTCGTCCTCGAACGCGCGGATCACCTGGCCGCGGAAGTCCGTGAGGCCCACGTAGCCGTGCAGGACCTTCTGGAGGGTGATCTGCTGGACGTGCACGCAGGCGAGCCTGCCGGGCTTGGTGACGCGCAGTTGCTCGCGGATGATGAACCGGTAGTGCTCGAAGAACTCGGCGCGGTCGCGGGAGTTGGACAGGTCGCGCGGCGAGGGCGAGTAGTTGTACAGCTGTGCGAAGGGCGGCGAGCAGATCGAGAGGTCCACCGAGGCGTCGGGGATCTCGGCCAGGCGTTCGCAGGAGTCGCCGAGCATCAGCTTCCATCGTTCGCCGTGCTCGTCGTCGGTTAGGTACGGGTCGTTGACGGTGTCGGTGGTGGTCATGCGGCAGGGCTCCAGGTTGAGGTGGCGCGCATCTGCGCGACGAGTTCGCCGGTGAAGCGGGCGGCGTCGCGTTCCTTGCGCGAGATGTTGGCGGCGATCTGCCCTTCGAGATCGGACAGGACGATGTGCACACGCACGGCCCTGGTCTGGCCGTAGCGGTAGCAGCGGCGGATCGCCTGGTAGTACTGCTCGTACGAGTCGGACAGGCCGACGAACGCCATGCGGGCGCAGTGCTGCCAGTTCAGGCCGAACGCGGCGATCCCGGGCTTGGTGACCAGGTGGCGGACGGTGCCGTCGGCGAAGCCGAGCAGCAGTTCGGCCTTCTGCTCCGGGGCCACCGAGCCTTGGACGTTGACGGCGCCGGGAATCATGCGCGTGAGGGTGTCGGCTTCGTCGTTCAGGCCGCACCACAGCAGCCACGGCTCGCCGGGTTCGGCCGCCACCAGGTCGGCTGCTCGGCGGCAGCGGGCTTCGAGGGTGTCGCGGCGTACTTTCGCGCGGCCGGCGACCCCGCCCAGGCTGGTGGGGAACAGCTGCCCCTCGGCTTCGACGTCGGCCGGCAGCAGATGCGGGATGATCGACAGTTCGGGCAGCAGGTATCCCTCGTCGCTGTAGCCGATGTCCGAGGGTCTGCGCAGAGCGACGGCCCAGCCGGCCATCCACCGGAACATCGGGCCGCGGGCGTGTCCCTTGGGCCGCCATCCGTCCTGGTCGTGGACGAAGTAGGTGGCGAGCATCTCGCGGCGGCTGGCGTGGCCGAGGAACTCGGCGTAGGCGTTCACCGCCTGCCTCCGTTCAGCACGTCGCTCGGGCTCCACTCGGACCGGGCCATGTCGACGAAGCGGGAAAGGTATCCCTGGAACGCGACCGTGATCACGGCGGTGGGGCCGTTGCGGTGCTTGGCCACGATCAGGTCGGCTTCGCCGGCGCGGGGGGACTCGCGCTCGTAGGCGTCCTCGCGGTGCAGCAGGATGACGACATCAGCATCTTGCTCAAGTGATCCACTTTCACGAAGATCGGAGAGCATCGGGCGCTTGTCGGCGCGCTGTTCGGGGCCTCGGTTGAGCTGGGCGAGGACGACGACGGGCACCTGGAGTTCCTTGGCGAGCAGTTTGAGGCTGCGGGAGATCGCGGAGACCTCGGTCTGCCGGTTCTCGTGGCGGCCCGCGCCGCTGCTGACGAGCTGCATGTAGTCGATGACGATCAGGTGCAGGCCGCCGGTCTGCTGCAGGCGCCGGGCCTTGGTGCGGATGCGCATGGCCGTGAGGCCCGGGTCGTCGTCGATGTGCAGGGGTGCGCTGGTGACGCGGTCGCGGGCGTCCGCGACGGCTTTCCAGTCGGCGGGGGTCATCAGGCCGGGGCCGAGGTGGTGCAGGGGGACGCGGGCTTCGGCGGCGATGGCGCGGCGGATGAGTTCTTTGCGGTTCATCTCGAGGGAGAAGAAGGCGGTGCGCAGGTGGTGGTGGATGGAGACGTGGCGGGCTATATCAAGACCTAGAGTTGTTTTGCCGAGGGACGGCCTCGCCGCAATGATGATCATCTGGCCGGGTTGCAGGCCCATGGTGAGCTGGTCCAGGTCCATGAACCCGGTCATCAGCCCGAGGCTGACGCCCTGGTCGATCTCCTCGAGGACCTGGTCGTACACCTCGAGGTTCGAGGGCTCCGCCTCGGTGCGGGCGCCGGGCGTCAGGGCGTGGACTTCGGCCTGGGCGCGGTCGACGATGGCGGGCAGGTCGTCGCCGTCGGTCTCGTAGCCCATCTGCGCGATGCGGGTTCCGGCCTCGATCAGGCGGCGGCGTACGGCGTGGTCGCGGACGATCTGGGCGTACCAGGTGGTGTTGGCGGCGGTGGGGATGCAGCCCGTGAGCTGGTGCAGGTAGGGGGCGCCCCCGACGCGGGCGAGTTCGCCGCGCTTGGCGAGCTCGGCTGCGGTGGTGACGGCGTCGGCGCCTTCACCGCGGGCGTAGAGGGTGAGGATGGCGTCGTAGGCGAGTTCGTGTGCAGGGGTGTGGAAGTCGGCGGCGGTGAGCAGGTCGGCGACGTCGGGGATGACGTGGCGGCTCAGGAGCATGCCGCCGAGGACGGCCTGCTCGGCGCCGTGGTCGTGGGGCTGGACGCGGTCGGTCATCGCGGCGCTTCCTCCTCGCTGAGGGTCTCGATCTGCCGGGCCAGCCGCCGGCGCCCGTTGGCCCACCCGTCGGCGTACGCCTGCTGCTGGTCGGAGACCAGGAGGGTCACCGGGCCGCGCGCGAGGACGTCCTCCCAGTGCGGGTGCGGCGGCAGCTCGCGGGGGGTCCCGAACTCGCCGCCGAGGGGGTACCAGTTGCCGATGTTCGCTCCGCTGCGGACCCAGACTTCCTGACGGTGGTAGTCGCCGTAGTGGACGGCGACGATGGCGCCGGATCGCTGGGGCTCGTCTTCCCAGCCGACGGATGTTGGGGTGTCGGGGGCGGTCATCTCAGACCGTCCTGGTGCTGCCGTCGGCCATCTGCACGGTGATCGGGCAACGGCACTTGGCGACGCAGGACGCGCCGCACTTCGAGCAGCAGTTGCAGTACGGGGAGCCGCCGCACGCGCAGCAGTGGGACGGGATGACCTCTCCGGAGCCTCCGCACCGGTAGCAGCCCTCGGCGGTGCCGGCGTCCATGTCGTCGCCGGAGCCGTCGCAGTTGCCGCAGTCCTCCCAGCCGTCGCGGCAGGTCTCGCACTCGATCTCGTCGTCTGCGTCCGGCGTCTGCGGCGGGGTGTTCTGGGGGTCGTGCGCGGGGCAGCCGGGGTGCGGGAAGCGGGTGAACTCGGTGCCCTCGTTGCCGTAGGCGCACCAGCACTCGGGCTGCGGCTGGTCGGTCGTGGCGGTCTCGGTCATCGGGTGCGCTCCAGCGCCATCGTGCCGACGCGGCCGGTGGTGAACGCGGCGGTCGGGTCGTGCTCGCCGAGCACGGCGCAGGCCAGGGAGAGGGCGCGCGAGCCGAGGCACTGGCAGGCGGTGACGGGCTCGTCGCAGTCCCCGTGGAACCAGCCGGGGCGGTGTCCGCCGCAGCCCTCGCCGCAGTTCGGGCACTCGGGGTATTCGATCTCGGTGGGGTGGTCCTCGGCGGCGGACTGGAGCAGGTCGCCGAGGGCGGCCAGGACGGGTCGGGTCCAGGGGCCGGTGTGGGACGTGGTGTCGAGCTTGTCGATGGCGCGGCGGATGGTGTGTTCGGGCTGCTCGGCCGGGATGAGGGCGGTCGTGTCTGCGTCGGCACCGGTGGCGCGGAGCGCCGCAAGCGCGTCGCTGACGGTCGTGTACTGATCGATCACCTTGTGCATGCCGGTGACGCGCAACACCTTCCCGATGCGGTCGCTAGTGACGACGAGGACGAGATCACCGCCGTGCTGGAGGAGCCTCTTGCGCTGTCCGACGATCACGCCCAGGCCGGTGGAGTCGAGCAGGGTCACGGCCGTCAGGTTGATGACCTGCCGGTACCTGCCCTTGTTGATCGCGTCGATGAAGGCGCGGCGCACGTCGGGGGCGCTGTAGACGTCGAGTTGGCCGTCGATGGCGATGACGGCGGTGTCGGCTGCGGGGCGCTCGATGTTGATCGTGGCGAAGTTCACGTCGTGTTCGCTTTCTGCGTGTTGGGGTGGCATCGGGGGCAGCGGCGTGGTTGTTCGAGGCCGACCATGCGGGTGGTCTCGTCGCACTGGCCGCACCAGGGCGGACGGGGCGTCGGCGCGGCGTCGGGCTGCCCGGACGCGGCGCGCTGGTCGGCCCAGCGGCCGTCGTTGAGCCAGCCCTGCGGGTGCTTGATGAAGTGCGGGTCCTCGACGGTGCGGCACTGGAGCGCGTAGGCGATCGCGCCGTCGAGGATGGCGGCCGGATCGGCTCCGGCCTTGAGGGCTTTGCCGTAGGCGCGTTCGGCGGCCGGTTTGCCGACCTTCTTCGGGTAGGCGGCCCAGAACGCGTCGAAGCCGTCGGATGGGCTGGTTTTCGGTGCTCTGCGCTTGGGCGCGGGGGTGTCGTCGGCCGCGTCAGCGGGTGACGAAGAGTTCTTTCTATGTACTTCTACTTCTACTTCTAATTCTGGTAGCGATTTGCTAGAAGCACTGTCGTAGCCCGGCTCTGGCAATTTGCTAGCTGCCGATTTGGCCTGACCACCCTTGCGACCTGCGACAGCGCGCTTCTCGCTGACCTCGCGGGCCTTCGCCGCACTGGTCTGGTGGTCGAGGTAGTCATGCACGATGTAGTGCCTGGCGTCGGGTTGAACGCACTTCCCGCAGTTGTGGCCAGCCGCGTGCCACAAGCCGACCTCAAGCAAGCGCTTAGCAAGTTGCTTCGGGTCTTCGCGGTCCGACAGACGCGGCACCATGCCGATCGGGATCATCCCGTCGGTGAAGTTGCGCGAGCAGTAGCCCATCGCACAGACCCACAGCCAGCCCGCATCCCCGCCCGCCGCTTCGATCTTCCGGTGCTCGGGGAATCCGTTGGCGACCTTGAAGAAGCCGCGCGAGTCAGCCATGGGGCTGCCCTTCTAACTCCAAGTGCATATGCACGACGCTACCACTTCGGGTATCCTTGTGCATATGCAGAGGACACGAGTTATCCGACCCGCGAAGCCTGACGCGTCGGCCGATCAATGGACTGAGTGCATAGGCACTGGCTACGCTGTTGCCATGGCACCTCGCGGCGACGGCAAGACCCCCAACCGAGTCGTCCGGATCGACGACGAGACCTGGGCGGCGTACGCGCGCGTCTGCGAGGCCCGGGGCATCAGCCGCGCCGACGCGATCCGCCTGAACATCAAGCGGGAGATCGCCGACTTCGAGCGCGAGCAGCGCAGGGCGGCCCGCGAGAGCGCGGCTGCGACCACCGAGGGCTGAGCGGTGGCCGAGACCACCAGCACTTACCTGGCCTGGACCTGCGGAGCCTGCAAGCGGCCCATCCGGATCGTGCCCGAGCCCGCGCAGCCCACCCGCATGTGCCGGTGCACCAGCCCTGTCCAGCCGCTGCGTCCAACCGAGCAGACCACCACCGTCATGGACGGCGCGCCTCCCAAGCGACTGCGCGAGGCGAGCGCTGACGACGAACTCGCGGCACTCCTGCGTAGCAACCGGCACGTACAGGTGACCATCACCGGGACCGTTGAGAAGGCGTGGTTTGAAGGCGCCGACCGGCGCTTGGCCATGGTCCTGCGGCCAGGCGGCTGCGAGCCCCCGATCGTCGTCCGGCTGGAACGCGGCGATGTGGTCGTGTCGATCGAGCAGCCCGGGGATTGCTGAGCTCACCAGTCCACCTCCGGGTCCAGCGCGCAGCACTCGGCGACCCAGCGGCCGTACGACGGGTCGTACTCGATCAGCGCGCCCACCGCGTACGGCTCCCCGCAGCCCGCGCACGAACCTCGGTAGCGGGCCTCGACCACGCCGCGCGGCAACTCGCGGACGGCATCCGGGCGCGGCTCGACGTGGCCCTGGCAGTGTGCGCACTGCTCGGGCGGCAGGTCGGAGAACTCGCAGCGGGCGGTCACCGCGCCCCACCCGCCCCCGGCCCGTCGAGCGCGGCCAGCATCCGGCGGCGGCACTCCGCGAACCCCGCACGCCACGCCGCCCGCTCCCGCCCGGCCACGGCCACACCGTCGCGCCCCAGCAGCGAGAGCACCGACACCTCCAGCGCCGACGCCACCGCGAGCAGATTCGCCGCGCTGATGTCGTCCGCGCCGATCGGGAACCCCGCTTCCCCGAGGAGAGATGCGTAGGTGTGCGAGGCGAGCCCGCGTTGCCGTTGCAGGTGCAGGGTGCGGCGCAGGAACATGCGGGACGGGCCGTATCCGTCGAACGCGTCGGTGGGCATCGTGGGCTTCACCGCGTCACCGCCCGGCTCACGGCCACGGCGAGCACGCCGAGCCCGTACACGGCGCCGAGGAACAGGGCGGCGGCCAGCAGCATCCCGGCCGACTGCCACAGCCGGCGGCGGGGGGACGTGCGGCGGCGGCTCATGCGAATACCGCCAGTCCGGTCTGACGCCAGGGGTTGAGGTTGCGCAGCATCCGCTCACGCCACTCAAGTCCGAACTGGATGCAGTTCGCCTCGGTCTTGCCGCGCGTGCCGTGCACGCAGCCGGGCGTCCAGCGGCCGTCCGTGGACCAGGCCAGACTGTCTGAGGACGCGAGGGATGCGCCGTACTTCGCGATCCCTTGGGACTTCACGCCGAACCCGTGCAGGTTCTCCAGCCCGAACTCGTCGACCAGCGTCGTGACGATCCGGCCGATCTCGTCGGTGTGCTGGCGCTTGCAGACACTCCCGAGTCCGACGGCGGGTTCCGCCTTCAGGTTGATGTGGGCCTCGTCGTACAGGCCCACGCATTCGATGTATGAGTCCAAGTCCCAGCCCTGGATCACGGGTGCTACGGGAAGGTCCGGGGCGAGCGCACGCAGCGCCTGTACCGACTCGACTGTGCGGTGCTGGTGTTCGCGCACGCTCAGCCCCGTTTTGGCGATCATCTTGGGTTCGCACATCCAGTCCATCGGCGCCACGAAATCGGGGCGGCTGCCGACCTGCTCGACGTAGCGGCGCGAGTCGGCCACGTACTGCTCGGGGGTGGTGGTCCACCGACCGTTGGCATCGATCTCGGAGAACGCGCCTGAATCGAGGATCCAGGCGCTGTCGGGCAGTCGTTCGGGGACCGCCCGCTTGTAGGTGCGCAGCACCGAGTGGGAGATGCACACCGGGACGGGGACGGTGCGCAGCCAGTGGCCGTGGTGGATGCCGAGGTAAAACTTGAAGCCGCCCATCACCGGCCCTCCCGCCACAGCGTCAGTAGCGCATCCGCGCGTTCGCTGCCGAGCCGGGCGGCGACGTGTCCACGGATCTCGGCCCAGTCGTCCGGCGTGAGGGTCTCGGCCGGGGCGTCGGCGATGGACGCCTCGTCGACGGCGAACTCGGGCACCGACCAGGTTTCGCCCCCGTTGGGAGCGGACTGCATGTCGTACCAGCCCGCAGCGGGGTGGGGGTGGCGCAGGTAGCCGGTGACGGTCATGGTCACGCGGCGCAGAGGGGGTTTTGAGGTCACGGCCTGCCCCCGTCCACAATCTCGGCCAGGACAGCGGCATGGCACGGCCCGGACGCGCACCAGCACCCGAGCCGCTTGCCGCGCAGCATTGCCCGCGCGACCGCAACCAGCTCGGGCTGGCCACGCAGCCACTCCCGGTACAGCTCGACCGCCTCGGCCGAGCCGCCGACGCGCTGGGCCCTGAAGGGGTTCGCGAACTGACTGGCAGGTAGCTTCCAGCCGCCCTGGAACGCGGGCCTGCCGACATAGACGACATCGGCCGCCCACTCCAGGCGCGGGCCGAAGTCGCGGATGCGGCCCTTGAGGCAGATCGTTGAGGTGGTCACGGCCGGAACCTCTCCCGAAGTTGCGCCTCGGTCAGATGCACGTCCGCGTCGTCGTAGAAGTCGCGCAGCTCCAGCCCGGCAACAGCCTCGTGCGCATCCGGGCGCACCGTGGCGGTCATCGGGTCCCGCAGGATGCGCAGCGCCAAGTCGACCCACTGCACCCACGGGCCTTCGGCATGGTTGTTGTCGTTGCGCGGCGACCAAGAGGTGAACCAGTCGCCCATCCACGGGGTCCACCAGACGCCGAGGCGCTTTCCTGCCTGAATGGCGGGGATCTCGTCGTAGTCGGCCATCACCCGCCGCCGACCGCGTCGTGCCCGGCCGCGTGCATGACGACCCGCCCGAGCGCCCGCAGCGTCAACTCCAGCTCGGCGACCCGCGCCAAGGCCGCGTCGCGCTCGTGCTCGACCAGTCGGCGCGCGTCAATCGCGGCGGTCAGGTCCCGGCGCAGGCGCTGGTTGGTGGCGCGCAGGTTGCCGTCCAGAGCGTCGTCGATCCGGGCGAGCGCGCCCAGCGCGCGGCGGCTGTAGTCGGGTGCCTCGGGGAAGTCCGGGCGCCGGTTGGCCTCGCCGGGATCGCGGGTCGGCGGTTCCCCACCGACCGCTTCGGGCGCGATATCGTACGCCTGTGCGATGACGGCGAGCGTGGACTCGCGCAGGGCCTGTGCGAGCACGACGGGGTCGCCCTCGATGCAGCCGCCGACATCATCCACGCCGACGTGCTGCGGCTCGTACCGGCCGGCCAGCGGGTGCGCGTCGGCGGGGCGCTCCTGCTCGGGCGAGCCGTCGCCGAGCGCGATGCCCGGGTCGCGGGGGGAGCGGCGCGGGAACCAGCCGGAAGGAAGACCGAGGGACATCAGGCGCTCACCGCCCGGCGCCCCGTCGGGAACTCGCGCTCGCGCAGACCGAGCGGCCACTCTTCGGGGTCGCCGCCCTTGCGGTCCAGCGCGCCGTTCTCCCGCGCCCATACCGACCCGAGCTGCTTGACGAACACCGGGACGTTGCTGGAGGTGCACTGCAACACCAGGTCCATCGCCCACAGCGTGTCCATCGGACGCGCTGCGGGCCCCGACTCGCCGCCCACGATGACCCAATCGATCCCGCCGCCGCCCGGCTCGCGCCGGAAGTACTCCACCTCCTGGCCGTCGGTCGAGCAGGTCAGGCAGATCCTGGGGTGCGGGTAGCCGTTGACGTCGTCGCTGTCGTGGCCCGCATGCCGGTCGGCGATCCCGAGTTCCACCTCGCCGAGCAGCGGCTCGCACGAGAGGAACCGCACAGCGGCCGAAGTCTCCAGGAGCAGCGGGATGCGGATATCAGCCCACTTCTGCGACTCGACCGAGACGCCCAGCCACACGTTCGGAAGCGGCCATCCGAATGCCCACGGCATCGCGTGCCGCTTCCGGTGCGTCTGCGCCGCCAGCAGGTTGTTCGCGCCGACGTGCACCCGATAGCGCCAATCGCCGGACGACAGCAGGGAGCGCATCCGTGCGGGCCGCTTGGTCAGGATCTGGTACGTGTGCTGCGGGCTGAGGGCCATGGTCGCGAACACCTTCGCGATGTGTCCGTCCGGCACGGCCTCGTGGAACAAGTCGCTCAGGCTGTTGACGAACACGCGGCGCGGCTTGCGCCAGGAGAGCGGCAGTGTGAGTCGGTCCTCGTGCAGGATGACGCCGGTCGTGCCGCCGATCTGCGGCTTGTCGAAGCGGCGGTGCGCCATGCGGAACGGCGGCGTGCGGTCGATGTAGCAGCGCTCGCAGCCCGGGGAGACCCGGGTGCAGCCCGACACCGTGTTCCACGTCGCATCGGTCCAGGCGATTTCCGTCCCGTCAGACACTTGTCTTCGTCCCCTTCGGCGCGGCTCGCCGCGCGCTCTCCCGCAGTCGGTGGCATCGCGTGCAGACCGGCTCAACGTCTTCGTGGTGCTCCGGCGCGTAATCGACGGCCACTGCCTTGACGCCGTTGCTCACGGCCACCCGACGCACGATCAGCCCGGTCGCCTCGCCGTCCACGTACAGTTCGCTGCCGCCCTCGCGGTGCTCGCGCCACGCGAAGTCCGGGTCGTCGTCGCCGAAGCGGCCCACGTCGTTGGCCTCGCGGTAGCCGCGGATCGCCTCGTCCTTCGCGGCGCGCTCGCTGGCGAACAGTTCGGGGTCGCGGTCGAACGGATCACCATCGTCCTTGATCCACCAGGCGACCGGCGGCGTCTTGAGCAGCCGGTTGATCTCGGCCTTGAGCTGGCGCACCATCCGGCCGCGCGCGTCGTTCTGGTCGCCGAGGAGTTGGAAGGTCGCCTCCAAGTCCGGGAAGCCGCGAGCGGCACTGGTCTTGATGAGGTATTCGATATCGATGATGTGCGTCTGGTTGGGGCGTCGCCGGTCCAACGTTTCGTCGACTGGGTCGACCACCGCGTCGTTCATCCTCGGGTCCTTACGTCTGGTGCCCCGCCCGCGCCGGAGTGCGGCCGACGCGGGCGGGGAGTCTGGGAGGGGTTACTCGGCAGCCGCAGTCGGCGCAGCATCCGTGGTCTCGGCACCGGCGCAGATCTCGGCGACCAAGTCGCGCAGCTGCGGGAGGGTGTTGCCTCCGGCGAAGAGCCTGTCGGCGGTGTGGGTGCTGATGCCGAGGACGGCTTGGGCGCCGGTGGCGATGGAGACGTGGTCGCTCAGGAAGCGGCGGCGTACGTGGTCGGGCAGGGTGGCGACTTCGACGCTCTGGCCCGCGATGTCGATGCGCGCGCCGACTTCGAGCAGAGCGTGGCCGGCGGCGCAGTACGCGGTGCCGCAGGCGGTTTCGACGGCCCAGCTGCCCTGCTCCCATTCCTGGGGGTTGTTCTCGATACGGGTGAGCATGCCGCGCACGGCGCCGGGCTGCGTGGTCAGGGGGACGCGCAGGTGGGTGGTGTTCTCGCCGCTCTGGGCGATTCCGTCGGGGTGTCCGCCGTTGCGCAGGGTGGCGTGTCCGAACAGGCTCAGGGCGCCTCCACGGCCGGCATAGACGACGCTGGCGTAGTCGTACGCCTCGACGCTCGGGCTGCTGGTGCCGTACGCCTCGACGCTCGGGCTGCTGGTGCCGGAGGCCACGACGCGCGGGCTGCTGGTGTCGTACGCCTCGACGCGCGGGCTGCTGGTGTCGGAGGCCACGACG